CTATAATAATTTTATCTCCAGTATCGAAAATATACGGCTTCGTATTATCCGGTACTTTATTGAGCTTCCAAATCTTCAAATCGTCCACTTGCATCGTATAAACAGGGGTATTCCGATCCCATCTACAGATTGCAATCATGACTTGAGCAATCTTACGCCCCGTCATTGGATTTTGTTTGTCGATTTCACTAGTATCAATATAACGCTCAACCAACGCGGCATCATCTGTTTCGGTTCCGTCTCTAAACCTTGCCACATAAACAGACCATTCATTTCCTCTTCGTGCGATACGTAATCTTCCATAAAAATTATTAAATGTATTAGGATGCATACCACTTGTATCAACCAATAAGCGTGAGCTATTAGGTGTTCCGCTATTACCAATTCTCGCATGAGCCTTAGTGATTTCACCCTCCCAATATAAATCATTCATATTAATACGGGCCACCACTTCGCTTGTTTCACCTAATAGTAAAATTTCGACTCGTCCCATTTGATCTTTATTTCTCGACTGCAGATGGACCCTTGCTTCCATTTCAAAATCTTGTAATGGTCCTCCAAGAATATTCTTCTTCACAATACCACCGTGAAAGCCTTTCGTTCCTTCTGGCCCGTAATAAGGACAATAAAGTGCTGTACCATCTTTTACTTTAAATTCACCTGTTCCTTTCATATCATCAAATTGCCCAGTAACAGGAGTCCAACCAATAGTAGTTGACATATCATCCCACATTACACGCTCGCGCTCCTGTACAGTTGTTTCTTCCACAGTAAGCGGATAGCCGATGCGAAAATAATCACGTCCACTTGGATATGGACCATACCAGACATCTAGAAAAGTACTTGCTTTATTTGCCTGGATTTCAATTAATGCAGGTGCTTCTACACTACCTTTATTTACAAAGTAAGAAGTGATTTCGGAAGTTGCTTCTCTAGTAAATAAATGTGTATTTGTTTTCCCTAACTTATACGGGTTTGGGCACGAAAATGAAATTGTTGCTTGGTGAATATTGGATTTTTCAAGCTTTTCTTCAACCGCTTCCTTAATTCCGTAATATACTAAGTCAGGCTCGTCCGTAAACAAAATTTCTACAGGTCTATCTGTATTCAGTAAATCATTTAATTCGTCAATACGTTTTCTTAATTCAAAAAGAGAGACCCCCTTAAGAGAGAAATCTACCTCGATTACTCTCTTGGGAGTCCTTTTACCTAAAAAATATGAACCTGGGCGGTGAGGTACCGTTAACTCATTAATTTCGTCACTTAAAATTCCGCGACCTCTTATATCGTTAACCATAAAAAATCCTTTTTCGTACTTTTTCTCAAAGTATTCCTCTAAATTAATTCCATTAAAAACTAACAATCTACCGCCCTCCTTTAAAATACTTCTTTCCGTTTTTTCGCAGCCTCTTGCTCTCCAGTAATATCGTCAACGAACCTATTAAACTCTTGTCTACCAAGCTGTATATTAATATATGCGGGTTCTCTTTCTCTAGCTGTAGAATTCGAAGCAGTTCCGGAATCCGTATTTCCTGAGCTTGCTTGTGCTTTCGCTGTCTGATACGCACCTAATCCTCTAGGCATTCCGTATACAGTTTCTATGTTTAATGCCTCTGGTTTCATCCAATCAGTCATTTGTTCAGTTGTTCTTTGTACGGCCCCTTTCATCGCATCAATACCATTAATCCAACCTTTCATCATGTTGACCCCGATGAAATCCCTGAACCAACGTGACGGTGAATGAATTGATAAAAGTCCAGATATTTTATCTTTTATCCCATTTCCGATGTCCGTAATTTTATCCCAAATCGCTCCAGCCATTGAACTTATACCATTCAAAAGTCCTTCCATCATGTTACGTCCTATACTACCTAAATCGATTCCGCTCAAGAAAGACGTCACATTATTAAAAATTTGAGTCACTGTGTTGTAGATTGCGTTTAAGATACTGGATGTCGCTGATTTTGCTGCATTCCACATTGCTGAAATGATGCTACCTGCTGCTGACATCGTCGATGAAATGACCGAACCTATACCTGAAAAAATTGAACTTACTAGAGAACCTATTGCTGATAGAACACTAGAGAAAACGGATTTTACTAAATTTAGCCCACCAGTCACGACCGCGGAAATTAAATTTATCGCTCCCTGGATTATATTCCCAATTAATGACATCGCACTCGACGTTATCCCTTTCACCGCGTTCCACGCTCCACTCCAGTCTCCTTGCAGAACCGAAGTAAATAGCTTTATTATGTTTGTGATTATCCCAATCGCAGAAGTAATTATGCCCATAATAGCGGGAAAAACTGCTTGGACAATCGACAAAATAAATTGAATCGCCGGGATCACCACGCCTTTTATTATCGTCGCTAAACCTTCAAGAATCGCAATGGCTATAGGGATTGCCGCTTGAATTATAGAAACTATTACCGGGAAAACTGCCTGGACGATTTGCAAAATTAAAGGAATAACTGTAGTCGCTATGATAGAGATTACCTGGCCTAATAATTGAATTATCGGAATCGCAATGGAAATCGCAGCCATGATAATCCCAGCTATTACCGGGAAGACCGCTTGTACTGCCTGAAGAATAATCGGAATCACTGACGTTGCTATGATTGATAGGATCTCTCCAAATCCTTGAATCAGCATTCCTGCTATACTAAACGCTGCTTGGATGACTGCTAGAATAATAGGAAATGCTGTTTGAAAAGCTTGCGTAAATATTGGAATGACAGTCGTTGCGAATTCTGAAAATATTTGGGATAAAAATCGAATTCCTTCACTAATCATCGGCATAATTTGGATAGTTGTATCTGCAAACATTCGAATAAGGTCAGTGACCATCGGCATAACCTGTTGCATAATTTGACCAAATCCAGTGAACAATCCAGTTACTAGTGGTACCACAGATTGTATAAGTTCACCAAACATTCGGAACAAATCAATAGCAAGTGGAACTACAGCCTTCACAACCTCACCAAAAAGACTAGCAATCGTAGCACCTAACTCTCCAAATGCTGCACCAAGTTCGGCGAGCGCTGGACCTAAAGTAGCAAAGCTTTCAGCTATAACTTGACCAGTTTTCGCGAATTCTGGAGCAAGTGGTGCAAATGCTTGGATCAATCCTTGAGCCATAGACTGCACAAGCGGTAAAATTGCAGATAATACAGAACTAAAAATAGCCTGTATGGATTGCCATGCAGACATGAAAGCCGATTTCACTTGTTCATTCGTATTTACTAATTTAAAGATCGTAGCACCTAAAGATGCGATGATAGCTATTACCCAGCCCACAGGTCCCGAAACCCCTAAAAACGTTAAACCTAAACGTACAATTAACGGCGTTAAAGTAGCTATTGTATTTCCTATTGAAGAAAAGGACATTTTTATAAAGTCAATCACTGGAGAAAGGGCAGATCCAATACCAGCAAATGCCGAACTAAGTCCGGATATTGCCGAACCAAACGCACCACTTATCCCCTGACCAAATTCACTGAATTTCGATTTTATTACAGCTAGCGAAACTTCTACAGCCGTTGCGAAACCAGAAAACGCTTGACCTGCTTTAATCAAACCTACCTCTATCGCTACTCCAATTGCTGTACCCATTGCAGTGAATTTTCCAGGTATTGTCCCAAGATAGGGACCTAAAGAATCAAAAGCTGACTTCATAGCCTCAACTGCTGCTACTGTCCCGCTTTTTATAGATTCCCATGTATTATTCATGGCGTTTCGGAACGTTTCATTTCGTTGGTATAGCTGAACTAAAGCAATACCTATTACGGTAAGGATGGCAATGACAGCTCCTACTGGACCAAGTAACAAAGCAAACCCTGCCCTTAGTGCGGATACAGCTCCTTGAAGTAACACTGCTGCTTTTGATGTTCCGGACATCCATAACATTAGTTGCCCAAAAGTGATTATCGCACCACCAATTGCGTTAATAATAATACCTGCTACTGTAGCAATAACTAAGAACGCTACTCCTAATGCTGCTACGGAAGCGATCACTGTCTGCACAGGAGCTGGTAATTTTGTAAATGCGTTTGCCAGAGTTTCAACTACTCCAGCTACAACCATTAATGCCGGGGCTAATGCGTCGGTAAATGCACGTGCCGCTACATCAAGAGAGGCTTCCATTTTTGTCATTGCTCCAGCCCATCCCTCAAGCATGGAGTCCGCAGCTTTTTTAGACGCCCCGTCTGAATTCACTAATGATTGTGTTAACGCATCAATTTTTTCAGGTCCTGCTGCTACAAGTGCCATCATACCTGATACAGCTTCTGTACCAAATATCGTTGCTAATGCTGCACCCTTTTGAGCACTTGTCATTCCTTCCATTCCCGTTTTTAACTCACCAATAATTTGAGATAAAGGTTTCATATTTCCTTGCTGATCTGTAACAGATACACCTAGACGTTTTAACTCATTAGCTGCTGCTTTTGGTGGTTTAACCAGTCGTAGTAAAGATGCACGTAATGCTGTACCAGCTGTTTCTCCCTTGATACCACTGTTTGACATAATACCAACAGAAGCCGCAAGTTCTTCCATTGAAATCCCTAACTGAGCAGCTGGTCCTGCCGCATATTTAAATGCATATTGCATATCACCGACACCAGCGGCGGTCGCATTGGCAGCAGTGGCAAGTACATCAGCAACGTGTGTACTTTGACCCGCTTCCATACCAAATGCGTTTAATGCCGAGGTAATCGTATCAGCTACCATACCCAGGTCTTCACCCGACGCAGCTGCCGCACTTAACACACCAGGTAATGCTTTAGTTGCTTGTGCAGAGTCGAATCCTTTTGCTCCCATTTCTGCAAAAGCCGCTGCCACTTGCCCTGTAGAATACACAGAGCTTTTGGCCATGTCTAAAATCGCACCTTTTACTTGACCATAATCACCCTGTGTTAATACTGCCGCTTTACGGGTTTGCGATTCGAATTCACGCGACTTTTGAATCATACTCCCTAAAGCAAAAGCCGCCGCTGCAGCCGCAGGACCAAATGCATTTTGCATCGTTTGTCCTGTTTGCTGTACACGTCGGCCCATTTCAATTGCTTGGTTACCTACTTCTTGAAACCTAGCTCGCCATCCCGTGTAATCAGGAGGCGGTGGCGCTGGTGGTAATGGTGGAGGTGACGGTGGTTGCGGAGCTGGTGGTATCGGAGGCGGTTTACTAATCTGCTTAAAAAAGTTATTCCATGCTTGCGTAGCTTGTCCGAGGTTACCAATTAAATTAGATATATCCGCAATCACCTGAGTTTCTATCTTATTCTGACTCATTCACCTCACCTACCCTTCCTCTTCTTGTATTTGACTTTTAATCATCGATTCTATTTGATCAAAGAACGACTCGTTTCTTTGAATTTTTTCAGCTACTTCTTTCCGTTCGTTTGCTTGTTTTTCAATATCACGAACATTTTCTGGACGTGTATATATGTCAGCCAAGGACTTGATTTTTTCAGATTGTGCATTTCGATTAAATAAAGCTTGTACACTAGCAAACTCGTATTTATCAAGTAGTTGTTCCTTGTAACCATTCAACATAATATGGTATTCTTTCAGACTAATACGCCAAGATTGCAAGGTGGTCATATTAAAAAAGCGAAAACACTCACCTTGCAATTCATCAACATTTATCCGTACAGGCTCTCGAACGACTTCTGTTGCTCCGTCGTCATCGTTGCCAGAAGTTTCTTCACTGTCTTCTGGAAGAAAAAACTGTTTAACACGACCGCTTTGTTGAATCTTAAAATCTCATCAAGATCTAACTTTTCATCATTAAATAAAGCCTCAATTTCTTTCTGTACAGCCTCATACGTAATTCCTTTCTCTGTGTGGATTAGTGCGTAATAAATAACATCAACAAAGTTCGTGATACCACCTTGCATAGCCTGAGATACGAATTGGAACGGGCCACCGTTTCCATCAATTAACTTGATAGCTTGTAAACAAAATTTCAGTTCGTACTCTTCACCTTTAATTGCAAAACGTGTATATGATTTTTCAGCCATTAAAATTACCTCCAATTATTTTTTGTGCAAAATAAAAAAGCGCCTATATGGACGCCAATTCACATTCCCATTATTCATTTCCCATAAATTCATCCATCGTTTTATCAAGCAAACTGATCATGGCTTCCCTTCGTTCACGTGGTGTTGTATTATCGTACAATTCATTATGAATTTCACTTACTCTGTCTAACTTCCGAGGATCAACATACTTAACTACCCCTTCATGTCCACCGAGTGCCACAATCAAATTTCCGATTAGAACCGCTTGTTCTTGTTTGTTTAGTTTCATTTGTTCTCACCTTCAATCACAATCTTGTCCGCTTTAATCAAAATCCGTTCTGCATTCTGATCTACAACTGACGTTTTTCCGTCTTTGCTAACAGTAGATTGCATCTCTTCACCTCCCTGCATTCCTTCTGATAAGCTATCAATGATTTTATTCAAAACACTTATTGTCGCTACACCGCACTGTCTTGCTGTAGCCTTTTTTATAGGTTCTTCACATAGTTCCGTTAAGCGATTCAAATCAACATGTTGCGCTAATGCACTTTCGCCAATCGCTGAAACAATTGAACTTGCAATCGAAACCTTCTCAAATCTTGTTAAATCCAACAATCCCCACCCCCTAGAAGATTCTTAATTATTTTAAAAACCGATTTACCAAATAGATTCACTATTACGCTCCAGGAGTAGCTACATCACCAGATGGTGCACCATTAGGCACTGTACTAATCGTTCCCTTAGAAATTTTCCCGTTTAATTTTAAGCCGATAGAATACTTTGAGTACTCTTCATTTTCATGAGAAAGCTCTAAGCTATTCAACATGTATGTTCCTGATTTAACTTTAAAAGCAGAAGTGGTTGTGCTACGTAGATTCACTTCATGAATTCTTACCAGCACCTTGTTAAGAATTGCTTCTTCTACATAATCAAGACCCTCGTCACCCTCTGTACAAATCCCTTCAATACTAGCAGACTGTGTTACGTCACCGTAATCAGATCCACTCTTATCCTTTGTTTTCAACTCAATTTCTCCAGCTTCAATTGATCGTGAACCTGATGTTTGGTTATAAAAGCGAACCGATTTCGTAGTCTTCCCGTCAGCTTGTGGGATGTCAATTAAATAAAGTGTCTCTACACCTTTAAACTCTGGTGCGTTACTTTTTTTCACCTCTGCCATTTTAACTCCCCCTCTAATTTCTGATTGTTATAGTTATAAAGCTCAAATGTTTCGCTGTTAAAATTTCAACGTCTTTTTGAGAAAGTGGTTCAAAACCCTTTACTTTCGCATTAAAAAAACCGATTCGCTCTGGATTCTTTTTGCTTGTGTCGTACAAGTCAATTGAATCCTTTTCGAATCGGTTAATTATTCTATCTTGCAAATCGTTCCTTTCAAAAACTTTATCAGCATACACACCAACTTGGATTAGATGATCCCGTGAGAAATTCTCCTTTGAATATCTATCAATTTTTCCAGACAAATCCTCTATTGTAATAAAAGGCTTGTCTTTCCCTGAGACTGAAACACCATCGTATATCCATGTAGTAGGTGCAAAAACATCCAGCGACTTTTTCAATGAATACATTACGTCATTTAACATGATTAATGACCCTTCGCTACACGTTGAACAGTTTTGTTTATATCTTCAACAAATGGTTGCTCACCTTCAAATGCCGTTTTACGCATAAAACCTTTTTTAGTTTTGTGCGTAAATTCTTGTACCGCTGCATAAATAAGAGGCGACCCATATGTCCCAATAATTCTCGCGCCGACTACCATCTTCACACTTGCAGGAATACTTTCAGATAAAGGTCCCCATAAAATCGGAGCACGATTAGATGCTTGATTAGCCTGTAGACGTGTATGTTTTTCTACTGTTTGTGCAATTGGTTTTTTGTATTTCTCAGGATTATGTGCCCTTAATACATTGGCTTGTCCTTTAACAATAACTCTAATCCCCATCAAATCACCCTCTTTACAATTACCTCACGACGGTTCATACCACCAAGCCCTCTTTCATCGATAATCTTGATAACGTAAAAAACACCACGTCTTTCAATTCTTTCTACGTTCTCCAGGTCTGTATTTAAGTGAAATGTAACAAGCGCTTCCCCCTTAGTAACATCAAGAGTATCAAACTTCGTTTTTTCGACTGACGTGACTTTCTTCCAAACTACCTGTACTGTTTCTTTTTTTGGTTTCCCTAAAATTTCTTCTCCAGTAATTGGATCCTTTTCAGAAACCCCTTTAATGTGTAAAATCACCGGTTCCTTGCGTCCTTGCTCAATCATTTCACGATTTTCACGAATCTCTTTAACATCATCTTCGGTAAGCAATTGCTACACCTCCTCACTTATTAAGTAGTTCAGCCGGGACGAACATTGTGGATGCGGGCTTATTAATTGATTCATAAGGCTTTCCGGAATAGTTTTCGGATACTTTCCAGCACCTAAACCGTACGAATCACGTCTCGCTAGCTTATAACACATGTGCCTTGAATGGTTTCTGTGACGGTGGCCATTATCAATAATTTGATAACCCGCTACGATTTCACTTTCTAAACCATTCTGTATAGTCGCTGCACGATACGTATTGTTACTCTCAGAAATAGCGACGCGCTCAATCTTCCATTTCTCGTTGTCGTGTACTTCTTTTATCTTTTGAGAAATCATACTGATACTTTCGCCTTTCAATACAGCCGGACGAATCACACTACTCAATCGATCTCTCATGTCACCCGATAAATTCCATACACGATCAGACAGAATCAACCCATCTTCTCCAGGTCTTTTTATAGCCCCTTGAATAATCTGCTTATTTACTGCAGTTATAGATTTCACATCCAAACCAACTTCTGATAATTTTGATGTGGTCCATTTCGACGTGTTTTCAATCAATACGTGAAATGATTGCTCCGCCTGTTTACGAAATTCTCTTTCGTATAAAGAAAGATCATTTAGCAAAGCACTCAATCTACCACGTTTTATGACTCCATCCTTTTGGTAATCATTCAGCAAATCGATTAAAAACAAACGTATTAAGATAATGGCCTTAACAGTATCGGAAACTTGTTTTTCATGCTCTTCTTTAAACTCTTCGGAAATGGTATCGAGTGCTGCATCTAGCTCTTGTTGAGAATCACTCACGTAATCACCTCCCATCTGCTCTTTTAGCAAATGTTTGGTGTGTACCTTTTCCACGTCTATATTTCCTATACTTTTTAAGAGCATCCGCTGATAATTTCTTGTATTTTGCAAAGATCATCGATTTATCAACTGACTCCTCCCCATCTGTGTAAGAAAAATAACGTGCTGCATCTGCTGCTATCGATTCATAAGCAAATGAAAGTGCAAGATAAAAAACAGCATTTGCGTTTACTTCTTCGGTTAACTCTGACTCAGTTTCGGCTTCAGCGAGCCAATTTCCGATGTCTTCCGGAGTTACTTTTGGAACTTTCGATAAGCGACTTTCCAGCCGTTCTGACACCTTCATTTGGCGTCACCTCCGTCACTATAATTTTGTTAAGGAGTCATAACCCCTGCAGCTTTTAATTTTGCAATTAGCGCGTTTAAGTCTTTCACTACACCTGCTACGTCAGTTGCGGTACTATCTACCTGTTTATCAACCTTTTTTGGCATTTGAGCCACTTTTTCTTCTAGCCCTTTAATAACAGATCCTAGCGAACTTTCTTTAGCAATCGGCATCGATTTGTTTAACCGCTGGGCCTGATTTTCAGAAATAGGCATTTATACCACTCCTTTCAAAATGCAAAAAAGGTAGCATATCCGCTACCTTTTAAGCCATTGTTTTAGAAATATTACCAAGAACCGCGATAGATTCTTTTGCATTTTTGATTTCAAATCCAAACTCTCCACGAATCACACGAGAGAAATAATCTCCACCTGGCTGTGTAGCATCTTGATCGTAAATCGGAGTTAAATAACGCGCTTTAACTTTCTCTGTATCAAGAAGTAACGCACGATCCTTAGGCATATTTAAATCCACTACAACGTTAGAGATTGCTCCGCCCGGTAGATCAGATACAAACGATAAGATTTGGTATCCAGCCGCTGTATCTTGACGTGTAGTACGGATTGTATCGCCACCAAGTTTTGTGATTTGTCGTGCGATATTCGGTCCACATAAAATAGTGTTCGCTGAACCGCCTCGAGTGAATACTTGTTCTACCGCATCATTTAAAGGTTTTGCCGCAATTTCATTCCCTTTAAAATCTTGTGTATATGAGCCTTCAATACCTGCAAAAGCAAATAAACCACCTGTAGTACGTGGTTGCGTTGGAGAACCCGCGTTTCTACGCCCGTAAATTAAAGAGGTATTTGCTTCACGAATCATTTCTTTTAAACGTAAATCCACTTGGTAGTCCAATTCATTAGACACACCATACGTATTTACTTGTTGTTGTGTACGAGAAACTGACGCATATCGAGAGAAAATTTGAGAAAAGTTATGCGACACTAAGCGGTCATTAATCTCATTCTTACGGAAAGCATCTTCTCCTTCTGGTCGTGGTCTTGCGATGACCTTCAGTTCGCCACCAGCTGTAATTGCTTCTGCTGTTGTGCTATCGTACCCACGTTGCACGGTAATTTTGTCTGCATTTTCATCGACACTTACTACCCGTAAAACTTCTAAACCATTTTGTACTAACGCGTTTTCAGTGAATTTGCGAGCTTCGCCTTTTTCTAATACTAAATCTGTTGCACCAACAGCCGCTGCTGTTTTTACAATACCTGTGTCGGAATTTAGATAATCATTTTGCCATTCGAATTTCGTTTGCGTTAATGCATCACCATTTCCGATTAGACCAAATAAAACAGGCGCTTTCGTTAGAATTAAATCCACATTCGCTTGCATTTGTCTTACTTGTTGTTGAAAATCGTAAGTAGTTGGTACCGGCATATTATAGCCCCCTCAAATTTTTTAAATTAAAAAACCGCTGACTTTTCGTCAACGATTCGTTATTTCCTCGCTTTTGCGTCTAACAATTTGTTGTAAATACGTGTAACTTCTCCTACAAACCTTGAGTCTTTAAACGCTTTTGTTTTTGCTTCTTCCAGTTCCTTTTCTAAAGCAAGAATTTCATTAGCTCTCGGATTTGTTCCCGGATTCGCTCCACCAGCTGCATCTGCCCCCACAACTTTCTTAAACATCCAAGGTTTACTTTCTTTCAACGAGTTTACAGCATCTTCAACCCCTTGATAGTTACCATCAGCATCAAGTTGAATGGATGACTTGTCTAAAAGCGCCAATACATCCCCTGGATCATTCGCGTCTAAAGCACGTGCAATACTCTTGATTTCTGTATTCAAAATACGAGCATTTGCTTTTTCTTGTGCTTTTTGTGCTGATTCAGAAGCTTCTAATGCTTTTTTATCAGCTTCTTCTTTTTCAGCTTGCAAACGTTCAACCTCCGTCATTTCTTGCTTTTTACGCTCTTCTTCAGCTTTTTCGAATTCTGCTAATTTTGCTTTAACGTCATCGTAGTCACCATATTGTTCGGCTGACTTGTTACGCTCACGTTCTAAGCGTTTCTTAACGATGTCATCTAGCTCCTCTTGCGTAAAAGTTTTTGGTGGGTCATTAGGATCTCCAGGGTTATTGTTTGGATCACCTTCAGGATTATCACCATCGGCAAAAAATTGAATGTCTAATCGAAGTGGGAACTTGGGTGTTTTTTGCACTTTTTCTACAAAGTACTTTAATGCTGTAGCTTGTTTTGCGTATTCCATTTGCAAATCCTCCATTTTGAGCCTGTCGGCTATAATTTCCGAAAGTTTATAGCGCCGTTTCGTAAGGCAAGTGTTACTTTTCGTTATACGGATCCTGAGACTGTCGTTTCAACATCCGTTCTTGCATAATCTCCATAAATTTCTGTTCCGCATTTTCTTTACCACTTCTCGTGATTGCGCCTTTGATTGATTCGATTTCGTTAGAAATTTCATCACCCAACTGCTCGATAAGTGCTTTTTGATCTTGCGGTAACGGTAAACCAAAAATAATCTTGCTAGCATAATAGTTATCTACTTTTTCTAACATCGCTTTATCGTATTTGAATTTAGGATCATCCTGCCTTGCTTTCATATAACGCAAAATATACTCATTTAAGGTTTGTAGGCGTGATTGCCATATAACCCATGAGCGTTGTGTTTTGGAAATGATATTACTGAATAAAAGCTGTACGGCCATATCATTTATACCGCCTGTATTCATATCGGCTGTATTTACCATTGGCACTTCTGCCTTTTCATGTAGTCGCTTTTGTAACCGATCAAGATAAGCCTCAATCGTTTCTTTAAATCGAAACCCACTTTCCAGCTTTTTAGCACTAGGCTCACCGGTATCTTCAGTACCATCACCTAAATCCCATTTTGCTCCAGGAGCGACTTGTAGGGGATTCTTCGGATCCTCATCTACGTTTGTCAGCAATGTAATAGCAAACATTTCAAAGCGCAGCGCATCCGAGTAATCAGACATTTTTTTATCGATTTCATCAGACAACTTTATCGTTTTTTCAAGTTCACTATAGCCTGTAGTACGTTTACTCAGTTTTTCAGTTGGTACAGGTACAACAGGAATAAAATCGATACCCATTGATGAGCGTTTAACACGTTCTTCTTGTTTTTCTAACTCACCGTTGTATACCGATTCTTCAATTTGACAGTCATACACACCCGCTTCTTCATGCCAAACTAAGAAATACGATAACTTCCACATTTTTGTTTGCTCTTCATCTAGCCAGGCAATAAAATGAATTTCTTCTAGCTGATCTATATCCCAATCGCTATATTTAGCAATGACTTCCGTCGATGGATGCCAAATAACCTTAAATTCACCACGGCGTTTATCGTAGTGAATACGAGCATACACACCAGTTTTTGAAATGGCTCGGTCCTTCGCTGCTGCTAGTAACTTCTCATGCATTCGGTTGTCGTCCCAAACCCATGTTAATAAACGCTCTTTTGCTTTTGCTCTACTATTCTCCGCTTGTTGTTCTTCACTAGGTTCATAACCTGACTGATTCATAAGCGCTGGATCATCTATTACATCAGGAGGAACTGTTACTTTTGGTTCCTTTTCAAATTGCCATGCCGCAACCATGTTTACGATTTTTTGAGGATAATCAAGTTGTATTTTCGTAGGTTCGTAATCTAGATTGTCAGGCTTTTTGTAATCAGACCATACATTTAAATCGCCTTCATAACGCTCATACAAACGAACTTCGGCCATAATTCGTTCCCACTCTGAATCCCCAAGCGCGGTACGAACTGGCATTACAATTTCTACTGGATTCATGAAATTACGATCTCCTTGTACTCTCACTCAAGCCCCTCCTTTCTTAGTATCTTGAATTCCCTGTAGTTCCTGCTTTACGTCTTGCACGTTTATACGCAATAGAAAAAGCCATTTGAACCGCATCCGGACCATCATCGTGTGGATGCATCGGATACATTTCAAATTGCTCCAATAAAGCACGTAAATGTTTCATAAATCGTAATTTACCACTCTGTATATCCGGTAATAACGACTCAATACGTAGTGCTTTTCGTGTACGCTGCTTAATTTGTTTTAAGCGAGTCGATGAAGGATACCCTTTCTTTTGTAAAGCCTCCCCAACCTTCTCTGCAAACCACTCCTGAGCTTGTTGCGCCTCTACCGCAATTGATTCGTATTGATATTCCAGCGTGTATTCCACAGCTTTTTCTAGCAATGTATTTGGATGCACACGCTCCATAAAGATATCAATAACATAACAAGTACCTGTTTCCACGTTTTTCGCGAGTGTAACAACAACACTGTAATCACCTTTCTCTTTACCCATTGCAAAATCAACCGCACCGTAATACAAAAGCTGTTTATCTTTTAGATCACTTTCAGTACAGTACGTGAAATATTTAGGTTTAAATATCTGTCTTTCCTCGTCAGTCGGGTTACATAAATACTCTTGGTTAAACGCTTTGGTACCGTCATCTTCTCTAATTTCCATCAAATCGATGTAAGGGAAATGTGATGGCCATAATGTTTTTGTACCACGTAGCATTTCTTCTTTGTTCTGCTCATAAAATTCACGAGCACGATCTGCCGAGTCTGGATCATCCACCTGACGAATCTCGCGCCACTCTTGCCATAAATCTTCCCGCTCTGACCATTTCAAAATTGCCGGGAATGATCTTGATACGAAATCACGACGGTTTTTAATAACATGATGCAATAAACTGTCGTAACAAACGATGGTACCCATGTAAATACAAGCACCTTCTTGACGACTCAGACCTGGAAGCAATTCTTCCTTGAACCAGCGTTTGTTTTTCGCGATTAAATCAACTGTCGCTGTATTTTCTTTACTCTCCAAATCATCCAAAATATAGAGCTGAACCCTTTTTGAACCGTGGCGTAACCCACGTACCTGTGTCCCTATACCTTTTGCTTCGACTTTCGTGTTTGTTAAAGTTACAAACTCTTTATCGTTATCTACTTCATTTCGGCTTTTCTGCTCGTGAAGTAAGATTCCGAAATCCTCACGTAATTTCTCGTTGTACTTTAACTGGTCACGCGCCCAAGATATAAAATCACCGGCTACATCACTCGTTTCTGAGATTAAAACGATATACTGCTTTAATCGATACACGACTTGATGACACAAATAACCGTTACTCAGGTAAGCAGTTTTTGCGTGACCACGTCCTACACTCCAGGCTACTTTTTTCTTTTTCTCCTTACCTGTCGTGATGTCATCTAAAAGCCCACATAACGTTTGGTGAAATTCTGCTGCATCATCCATCGTTACTCCAGCTGGGATTAAGTTATCAGGATTGCCCGGATTCCCTTCTTCTGAGAAATACTCATACATGAAATACAGCATGTCGTATTCTGACCGGTGCACCCTTTTTAACTTTTCTAACTCATCGATGTCAGCAAGTAGTGTATCCATGTAATATTCTGTAGCCTCACCAGTTTCATATAACTCCTGTAATTTCTTTGCCCTTTCTGCTACAAGAGTGATACGCTCCTGACGTTCTTGACGGGCTAACCACTTTCCGTCTATATATGCCATGTAGCCCGTCCTCCTTTTACTCGCCTGTCAATTTTTTTAATTTCTCAAGCTGTTCTTCGATTTCAGCATTTGTGCGAGTCACATTCCCTAAATCACCTTCAATCACTTTCTTATCCGTAAGTAAACCGAATCGCTGCATATACAATTGCATTGCTTTTACACTTGGTTGCGGTCCTAAAATTAACTGCATTAGCTTGCTGTATACCTGCTCTCGCTTCTCTGCAAGGAAACTGTCAGCTACTTCGCTCTTAAATGCGATGAAATCCTGGTTCTTAGTTCGCCACTCCCAAAGCGTCGTTCGATTTATGCCAAGCTCGTTCGCCATTTCATCTTGCGTCCTTTTTTCCTCATTGTTCGATTCCATCAACTCGTTTTCCACAAGCAAGTATGCTGCTTGAATTTGTTTGGCCGTGAGTTTCTGCTTTAATTCGTCTAACTTAGCCATTCTTTCGCTCCCCTTTCTTCGTGAAATAGAAAAAGGCAACCGATTTAGTATCGATTGCCTTGAAATTCGTATGTTTTGTATAGCCCCCCGAGTTTAAAAATCCTGGCGGAACGTTACGAGCGCCTGCCAGGCTTGCACCAGAAAGCGGCTCCCCCCGGGGGCTGAATTTTTTCGCGTACAAAAAGAAAAAGCCGAAATTATTTTTCCGACTCTTTTTTCTTTTTCGCTCGTATTAGTGTACTTTTACTTATTCCTGTCATTCCTTCGACTTGTGTATATGAATGCTTATTTAATAAGCCTAGTGCATGTTCAATTTGCTTCTTGCTATATTTATTTGGTCTACCTTCTCTGAAGTCCGCACGTTGTTTAGCAATAGCTTTACCTTCTTGCGTTCGTTCAACAATCCTGTCACGTTCGAACTCAGCGAACGCACTCATAACATTAAAGACCAACCTTCCTGTTGGTGTATCCTCTATCAGTCCCATGTTAAGCACATGAACCTTTACACCTTTTTCAAACAGTTCCCTTACAGTCTGTATTGCGTCGACAGTTGAACGAGCAAAGCGATCTAGCTTAGTAACTACCAGTGTATCACCTGACTCCAGTACTGAAAGCAACTCCTTAAACTTAGGACGATCAGCTTTAGTACCAGTGAACTTCTCTGAATAAATTATATTGCAACTTTCCTTCTCCAGCGTTTGGATCTGTACGTCTAAGTCTTGGTGAATTGTACTTACCCTTGCGTATCCGTATTTCATTCATACCAGCTCCCCTTAGGTGCTAACTAATGAGTGTAAGTTATGACACCGCTTGATACCTTGATACTATCATATTGGTAAAACGTTGTCAAAACCTTTAAGTTATGGAACTGATATTAATGACTATGACCCCCTGAGTTTCAAAGCCCCTTCTCCCTCAGCGAGCTCGGCTGATAAAAACACCCATCGGTTTCACCTTTTGTGTTGCCGACAGTAAAGTAACCACTACAGTAGTCACCTTAGTTTCTACCTACTATATACGCCACAGTCAGTCCAATCCAACGGGCACAAAAATAGCCATGATACCCTAATGACGGGCCTCATGGCTATGCGCATTATTTATTGTTGGAGTAGGACACAATTTCACCATCCTAACATAAATTGTACCTACTATGACCCCACCTTGTCAAGCCTCGTACAAATTTTTTATTAACCTTCTCATACCAGCCATATCACCGTTAATACTCATGTGCAATAAATCCACGGCTTGTCTACAGCGTGAGTAATATAATTTTGCAGTGATATTCATAATCCGTAATGTATTCTTCCTAGGAATCTTGTACACATACCGAGCAAGTACTATATATTTTATATTCTTCGGTAATTGTTTAATCGCCTGATCCAGTACAATCTTATTCAAACGACCATCGCTTTTCCCGTCCTGTGCACTAGGTCCCGTAAAACTAGGTGGTGCATCAGGGAAACGGTCACCTACAGCCAGTGATTCGTAATTCTCCAGCCATAGTCGTATTGTTTTCTTTGAAACATAGCCATCAATTCTGGTCATCTCCAAACCTCCTGACTCAGAAAATCAAACCCCTAAACAAAAACCTTAAACCATTAATAGTATTACATACTATATAACTATTAATAAATAATACTATATATATAATATATAATTATTAGTTTTATATTTATATTATATATATAAGGTATATTTTTTTAAGGGGGGGTTCTTTTTTATTTTGTTTTTCTTTTTTAAATATTGTAGTGTATTAGACCCCCTCCTAAAACTTTTTCTTTTATATATTTTTATTTTCGCTTAAATGACTGCAATCTCGAAACACGTACCACGCCGCAGTTGTCTCATACCCACGTAGCACCGACTTTCCAGCTAGGAGAAACCGTTCTTCTGTCACTTCCGTTATCAATCCTTCTCCAGCATATACATTACCTTTCTCTGTCTCGATATTCACACCACGTAACTGGTTCGTGGCCACAAATTCACTTACCGCATAATCCACAACATATAGACTCCAGGTGAATTTGCCCATAACTACCCCTTCTTGTACCGTCACATATCCATCGTAAAACAGAACGTCCAAACCATCGATTTGTATGTTACTAGCAGTGATTATTTAATTTATCACACTCACAACACATTCTCATAGCATATTTAATCATTTTCATCAAACATAAAATATAGTATAGAACCAAAAATAAAAAACAATTAAAGAAAAGAGAATGTCTTCAAAAGTTAATCTGTGGATACTTTTTTGACAATCTCTTTTCTTATTTCAAAGCTTTCAAACACGAAATTTATAAGCGATTATACGAATGTTATACCCGCACTTGCGAATCCTGTAATAGCAGTAGCTATATCGAAACCAGGTGTAGTTGATGAAACAACAAGTAATATCTTATCTTGTGGAGCGACCGCAATTGCTTGTGCGCTAATACCACTCGAAGTATCACCGATAGCAATAAGACCACTAAATGCTGGTGTTAATAATAACGGTGTACCTACTGGAGTGAAAGTATTACTTGCTGCTGGTGCGCTGTACAACTGCATTTGAATTTGTATGCTTCCTAGTGCTACAGCAACCGCTACAGTTACACTAAAGAATCCTGCTAACGAAGTAATTGTACCTGCGCGAGGTGCTACAAATGCAAAATCAAAAACTGGAGGTACTGGACCTATAGTAATTGAGCCACCAGGTGGGACAATTACAGGGAAGAATGAACTTCCAAATCCAAGAAGTGCTCCTGTGTTTGCCAATCCACCTAAAACAGTTGTTAATGCTACTGGTCCACCTGATGCAAACGGAATAACGGCTCCGGCTCCTGTTGCTCCTGTTAGGCCTGTTGCTCCTGTTGCTCCTGTTGCTCCCGTTGCTCCTGTTACTCCTGTTGCTCCTGTTGGACCTGTTGCTCCTGTTGCTCCTGTTACTCCTGTTACTCCTGTTGCTCCTGTTGGACCTGTTGCTCCTGTTGCTCCTGTTGCTCCCGTTGGACCTGCTCCGGTTCCTGCTGGACCTGTTGGGCCTGTTGGACCTGTTGGACCTGTTGGACCTGCTCCGGTTCCTGCTGGACCTGTTGGGCCTGTTGGACCTGTTGGACCTGTCGCTGCTGGAGTAGCGTTGATTAATTGAATTAATAAACTAAAAAGAAGTTGTAAAGTTGCAGAATCGACATTTGAGTTGCAGGATATAGGGATAAGATTTAAAGCGAAGAAGAATTGTGCAAGGGCGCTATAAAATTGTTGCAATAATGTTGACAATTGTCCTAAATTAGGTGTTGGAGATTGTAATAAAGCTATAATACTTTGAGTTAATTGTTTCAAAAAATTACCTTCTGGGGAAGGTATTAAAGAATTTAAGAAAATTAAAAATTGATTAAATAAATTGAGTAACGCTAATCTGTTTGCATCACTTGGATTTGCAAAAAATGCTGCAATTGCAGAAATTAGAGAGTTTAACAAAATAATTAATTGATCTAATTGTTGTCTAGTAATTGGAACTGTTTGAGGGTTATTACAGCATTCTGGATTAAAAGAAAATTCGTTACATTTATTATGGTCAAAACAATCATTATGTTTCATTTACTTCCTCCTTATTTAATAATTTTGAGAGAATATTCTTATACTAAGAAACACTCAAATGTAATGGTGTTGAATATTTTTAAATATTCATTTTCCTTAGAATAAAAATAGTTACTAATAATTAAACTATAAAAATTCAGTCTAATTATATTCACAACTCACATAATATAATTATACGCATCTATATATCTATTGCTTAGATTATTTTCCTAATAAAAACGCATATTTTTAAAGTAATACATTATTACTCCTATCAAAGTGTTTATTTTATCAATAAACGAAAAACATATTAATTTATAAGTTCAATAATTCCATTAATAATATCGAATGGATTTTTTTAACAATTACATAAGAAGCTTTTTCATCATTCGAAATATAGGGTCAGTAAATTTAGTAATATGTAATCTCTCTCCATCTAATCTTCTCCTTAGTTTTTTGAAAAAGTTTAATCCTCGCAACAGGTCTTCATAACCTAGTTGTTTACATCATGAATTGCTTTCTGATGATGCATTGTATTTTCCATTGAGAGCTAATTGTTTTGCTTTTGCTGACTAATTTTTATTTTTTTGTAACAATTATACTCATCTTACATACAATATCTTGAATCCTTACTTGTCGAACCATTTATTTGTTCATGACTCACAAACATTGACAATATATGAATGGTGTAATGATTCATAGAAGAGCACCTTATAATGGTGCTCTTTATTATTTCAGCACCTTTTATATGAATCTGCATACTTTTTTGACCAATTTTCAATGCACTTTCTTAAAGCCTTAAATAATATGATTGATTATTCAATCCGAGAAAAAGTACTTTTCGAAGACAAATTTTTTCAACACACTAAATATACTTTAAATTTTGATACATACTGTAGATACCGTAAGTGTCTTATTTGTTGCTAGTGTAAACGGGACAATTACAAGTTTTCCGATTCCATCAGCGGCTAGTTTTTCTGCAGCAAGATTCTCATTTTCAAGTCCTATTCCATAATCCATCTTATCCTTTATTAACTTCTATGTTTATTAACAAAGCCAAAATTCTTTATTATAGCCACTACAACAAAAAACACTAAAAAATTCGGCTTGCCCCTCTCCCTACTAAGTCGACTATGAGCACTTACGCTAGTTATGCAGGCGCTTTTCATTTAGTAATCCTTCTCTAATTTTTATGTTTCCTCTTTCTTGTGTTTATAAATCTTCACTTAACGCATTCGTTGAAATATCCTTTATACTTACTCTCCTTACAGAATCATGCTATATTCCTCATTACTAATTCCACATCGCACGGAACACTAACAATCATTAATTGTTTAGGTATATTCATATAACGTTATCCCCCCTTTAACTTGATAATAGAAATGACTAATAATAAGCTCCAGCCATAAATAACCACCCATCAACTATCTACACTCCATTTCCGATCTCAATTTATCTCGTAACCACTTAAACTCCATGTCCTTTTTATCGATTTTTGCCTGAATCACTTTCGCCTGTTCTTTCGTATAACATTTACGGAAACCGTTGTATAATTTCGAAATTTCTTTCTGTAGCTGTCTCATTTCACGGTTCGAATAATAACTTACAAATTCCGTTTTACAGCTTGGACAAATGAAGTAGTGCTTGTCCACACGGTTCGGTAATCGTGCAATGAGCATCTGGACGCGAAACACGTGCTCACATACTTCACATTTCGCTTTTACGGGTTTCATTTCCTGATCCCTCACTTTGAAAGGATTATTTTGCTGAATTTCGCAAAAACTGAATTCCGAATCCTCTTTCTTTATTAAACTCCCTCATCCATTCATCTTTGTAAACCTGATGTAAACGACCATACAAGTTTATAGTCATTTTCTCCCTCACTATTGGTAGGCTATTAGGAACACTCGTAGGTAATGCCGCTCCTTCTATTGCTAACGTCATATATTTATCACAGAAATCAACATCGATTCCTTCATTATTTGGATTACATGTTTCCTTTCCGCACATCGGACAAATATCAACCACTTCCCTCTACCTCCCTGAATAAAAATCGACATTCCGTCAATACTATAGACACCTAGTTGAGACAAGACCTCCATTAGGTGAGCAGTTAGCTTTTGCGGTTCGCGCCCTTGCTAGCTGCTCTTTTTATTTTCCCCTTTTCTACAAAATGAAATTTTTATACCAATCCTCATCAAGTGTTACAACAATTGTGTCACTCCTTGTCTTCTTCTTTTAGCCAATTCATTTTAATATAGCTATATCCTATACCTTCTAATAAATTTTTTTTTAGAAGATTACAAACACATGTTTATTGCCCATTCCTCAAACAACCCATACCCGCATAAATTATTAAGTATCTAAAATCCATAATTGATAATTATTTTAATCAAAAGAGAGGAGTGTTAATATGGACATCAATAATCAACAATCTTATACCCCTATTGATTATTATCGAGAGCCTCAGCAATCCTTATATCCACAATCACATAACCTTCAACAACAAACTCTTACTATAATAACTCCAGCTGTTAGTCATGGGTTACGAGAAGCCCAGCACCTTGGCTATCGACATGCATTAACAGAAGCTGTTGCCATAGGATACTTGATGGGAAGAGGTTACAATTATAATGCTGCTTGGAAAACCGTTGAGTCTTGGTGGAGACCGCCAGGGACTCCACTTCCTACGCCGTACTAAAGTTATTAATAAAGTCTTTAATTTGAAAAGTATTACTATATAGTGCACTTTTGAGTACGGAGAATTTCTACAAAATGAAGTTTTTATTAAGTTCACTTCCGTATAACTTTTCCAATCTTGTTTACACTACAACTGTAACTTAAGGTTACACATCATTACTTGTAGGGCCTAATTTTCTTTTGTACAACAAGTAGTTAGCTAATTAAGCTGGCTGCCTTGTTGTGCCTAATGAAGTCTTTATTGAATTTATGAATAAATCTATAAATCCCAGACCAAACTACTCATGAGCTATTACAGATATAGCTCAATCTTCAAAAAATAAACGTAAAAAGTTCATTCACTTGGCAGACAGTTTTTACAATTGTCTGCCAAGTAATATTTTACGTACATAATTTCAAAAACAAAATTCATACTATATATAGGTCTAAATTTCTAAATCCTCATTTCAGCCTTTGGCTTTAGACCTAATAAGTTGCTCTTTTCTCCTGAAGAGCTGAGCAGTTAGCTTTTGCTAGCTGCTCTTTTATTTAAAACAATGCCATCTGCCCACTTTTATTCTGCTCTTCTTATTCTTTTACTCTCTTCTCAAGCCTTTGTATTTCTTGATTTAAAAGATGGTTCGTTTTATTGTTGTTATTCCTTGTTTTAAGACATCTCTCATGAACCACGTTGTCATATTGATCAAGTATCCATTCATCTTCAAATACCCAATCCTCACAAATAGGAAATTCAGCTATGATACAACCAGACGCCATATCCATTCCCCCTTGAATAAATTCCTAAATTTTGTCCATACTATAAATACACTTAATGATTGAACTTCCTTCTTAACTTTTTTGGGAGAGCAGTTAGCTTTTGCTAACTGCTCTTTTTTAGTTTGTCCGAATAAAATTCTAAATTCTGTCCAATACTATACATAGGCTGATACAGCTTGAATTCACAGTGACCTCTTTAATTTTCTTTTCCCTTTCTCTGAGGGCTTAGCAGTTAGCTTTTGCTAGCTGCTTTTTTGTTCTTATTTTTCTACTTATTACATACATTTTTAACGTGTTCATTTTGTTCACTGAGTTACCTCCTATCTGTAGAGCAACCTAAATGGGTGCTCTTTTTCAATTTCTCCTTCACTACAAAATGAAATTTTTGTTACATATATCTGCAGAAAATGACACCAATAATAGAAAATAAATTAGAATTAATAACTTAATTAATTCTACTCTTTACTTTGTAATAAGTTATTAAAATATTGATGATTATACACCACTGCTGGATGATCTGGTATATATTTTGCTGCCAATTCATTATAATAATATGCTTTTTCATAGTCCCCTAAATGGCTATGGCACAAGGATAATTGGAAATATGGAATCCAAGTATAGCTTGCGGGATTGCAAAGTAACGCCTCAGTAGGACAATTGATTCTGATAGCCGCTAAATACCAACGAATTGCTTCCTTATATTTTTGTTGCGCCATCATGGCATGCCCTATACCTACACACATTTCTCCTCTTGGAGTTCCATATTGAAATGTTCTCATGTATGCCTCTATTGCTTTATCCCATTTTTGAAGTTCTGCATAACAATATCCTAAATTCCCATATACATAAATATACTCTTCCCCCCACTCCCCTTTGCTCTCTAATACATTTTTATACTGTTGAATTGCTTCATCATATTTCCCCCGAAACATACATTCATTCGCATAATTAAACCTATCTGTATTAGTAGCTTCTTTTGCTTCAACTATGGATCGAAGAATGTTAAAATTCTGATCAATCCGCGGCCTTTCTTTACAATGAGTAATAACTATATCACTGTGCGCTGTATTTCCTTGGACCTGTATTACTTCATGCACTTTATTAATCCATTTAAAATTTCTTGAGCGTTTAACAAGTCTATGACGAGTTGCAATATACATCGGTTTATCATCTAAACTCACCCCCAAATGATAAAACATTGAAATTGCATCAATATCAGGATCTATTTCTTGTTTTAATTTTAAAAATTTCTGCTGATCTTTTTCAAATAGCACATCATCAGCATCTAGCCATAAAATATAATCTTTTTTTGCTTTAGAAAACGAAAAATTTCTAGCGGCTGCAAAATTATCATTCCACTTATAATCATAAATGTTATCTGTATACTTCCGAACAATATCTTTTGTTTTATCTGTAGACCCAGTATCTACAATCACTATTTCATCAACTATATGTTTTATGGAATCTAAACACCTCGCAATAACCTGTTCCTCATCTTTTACAATCATACATAAACTAATTGTTATTTGAGTCAAGATAACTCCCCCCTTTGATTTACTATATTCAGGATCCAAAGATAACTTATCTACACAAATATTTTTTGTATGTTTAGACATTAAATATAAAATGAAGGTTTTATTACGTTCACTTCCGTATAACTTTTCCAATCTTGTTTACACTACAACTGTAACTTAAAGTTACACATCATTACTTGTAGGGCCTAATTTCCTTTTGTACAACGAGCAGTTAGTTTTATTAACTAGCTGCTTTGTTGTGCTTAATAAGGTTTTTATTTATTTTTCTTGCATAACATTTTCGCTTCTGCTCATACTATAGTTGCAACCTTAATTTACAGTGTATTGTGGGTATCGTCATTGTTGGACGATAAAGCAGTTAGTTCGTTGAGCTAGCTGCTTTATCATTTACTAAGTACAAAATAGCATTTTTATTACAATTCCAGATTTATGATTTCTCCTTGAAGTTCAATTGAGAGAATTCAAAAAACAAATCGTATAAAATCTATTATTTATCTATTATTTTTACAAATATAAAATTTCACCTAAGTGACACTTCACAACCTTAATACATATACTATGTACCATCTACATTTATATAAATTCCAAATTTAAAGTGAGGGAAAACAAAGATGGCATCTTGTACAGGAATAGCTTGTTATTTACTTTCTAATTGGACGATAGGAACTATCATTACAGTAACAACCAAGTCTGGACAAATAATCGGTCCCGCTACTCTCTCTAATTTTTATCCAACACTTTGTTTAGTTATATTAAAAGAGGAAGATATAATAACCCCTGAATCTACTAATATCATATTTATAGGTTGTGAAGATATTGAAAGTGTTACCTTAACAGTTTAATATAGTACTTCTATTATTTGAAAACTTACTATTCTATTTTTTAATTGTGTTATATCAAGCATCCTTAACAGGGTATTTCTAATTCATTTAAAATACCCTGAACCAATCTTTTGCAATCAAATTTACTATCAAAAGAACTATTCCCATTACATATCTCAACTTTTTCATTTCACAATTCCCTTCAAATAACGATTTTATTTGATATCCATTTCCTCTTGCATCAGAACTACAGTTTTAAGCATTACCTGCTCAGAGTCTTTTTCATTCAAATATGGCTTTACGATTTCTAAAATTGCAGTGATCCATTCAGATTTGTTCACGTCCTCACCTCTATCGTTAAATAAAGATATACAGTTGCACTTCTAATTAGCATAGTGTTATAATGCCTTGAAACCTCCTATAGAAATTTCCATATACTTTCCTTTAGGATTTTTCATACAATCTCATAAGAGTTCTCTAATCACAGCCCCTTGACGCGCACCGTTAGGGGCTGAACTCATTTAAATAAAGGTTTTGTTAAAAAACTCACACTCTGAGAAAAAACACATATATTATCATGTACTCTTTTACAATAAGAGTCTTGGTCTAAAGAGCGCACGGGAAAGTGCTCTTTTTATTTGTTGTTAAATAACTATTTTATTAAATTTCTCAATTCACAAAGTACTAACTTTATAAAATGAGTTCATACATATTTATTGAATACATTTTAAATTCTTGTAAAATCAAATAATTTAGGAGCTGATTAGTATGACAAGTAAACCACTAGTAATAACGCTTCCTCCTATATCAAAAACCAAAATTACATTTTATTCTTCTTCTGGCGAAGTAATTAACCACACTTTTTTAACAAACGAAACTTCAGAACCTATAGCAACGTTTGCACATTGCCCTATAGAATTCGAAAGATTTGAAACTAAAAGAATGCCAGTCCTTATAAAATAATTTTTCATAGATAATCCCCTAAATTCCCTAGATTTCAGGGGGTTATTTCATATCAAATAACGCTTTTGTGCTTTTAAAACCGATTAACTATTCTTTAAAACATTGGATAAATATTTCTAATGTTTCTTCTAAACATTCATGATATTATTTTGTTTAGTGACTGGTTTTCACCAACCTGAGAACTCAGTAGCTTCATCCATAGGTCCTACTCTCACCATTCCCTTTTGAGAGTAGGGCCTTTTATTTATAAGGAGTATCCCAACGTTCTCTACATATTTGTACAAAATTCAAATTTGATATTTATCAAAATCTTCAATACCATGTAAAATTTACGTAAAGATTGCTATGACTCAGCCTGTCCACCCCAGAAACGTTATATAATGAATTTGCAAACACCTAGTTTGCACACAAGTACCTTTCTGTACGACATAACTCTTTTGCTAGGAGAAATCCTAGCCTTTTTTATTTAATTTCTAAACCAAGACGTTCTCAGGTTTTATCACCATTTTCGTTTTAAATCGATAGCCCTTACTTTCTAAGTAAGCAGTAAGTACTAATGCACTTTTCCCAAACCTTTCCGCGATTGCATCTACCGTGTACCCTTTTTCAAATAGATCTAAACTAATCCGTATTTCATCTTCTGTATAAGATGCCTGACTTTCTACTGGCCTCTCAAAAAATCCGAGATCTTCCAGTCTTCTTTTCACTGCATTTTCTGTACGCTGCAATCGTTTAGCGATATCCAAATATGTGTAGCAATTTGCTTTCACCATACTTCGAAGCAGTAACTCCTCTTCTTTGGTCCAGTGATACCCCTCCTTTTTCCTTCTATACACATCGGCATCTCGTTTCTCTTTCATCCATTTCGGTTCAGGTCCTAAAATGCCGTATTCAACCTTCGAAAAATCAACCACCTGCTTGTGTCGTTTTAACCACTCCCAAAAATCCTTGTAATAAACAACCCTTACTTTTTGAGTTCTTGCGAATATTTTTAGCCTTATAGGAAATGAAAATCGTTCGTACCACGATTCGATTGTTTTATAACTTACATGTAATACGTCTGCTAATTGAAGCACTGTAAGTCCATTAAAATGTAATCGTGGATCACTTAACCCGATACGATTTGCTTTTAGTTTTATAGCATTAACAGTACGTCCTAACTTTTTTGCTATATGTTTAATGCTGTATGTTCCCCATGAATCCTCCAGATACACCAACTCTTCTTTTGTCCAAAGAGTAACTTTCCCCACCGTTTCGCCTCCTTTTAGTACCCGGATGCCTGACGATCATGATTGATTTTATTTTTTTCGATATACGCGTTGTAAATTTCAATAGCTGTAAATCCAAGTGCTGCGCCTAAGTATGCTAAGTCATTCATTAATGTCATATAATGAGCTGCGGTCCATAACTTGTTTTCATATAAATCGTTAAACACATCGATAATTTCTGTTTTTGTATTTCCTTTGCTATTACGCACTACAAAAGCATCGATATATTTATTCCATTCACGTTCTAAACCGATCGATAAAGCAAAATGAAGCGTGTCTACAAATTCGTCTAGCAATGGATTGTAGTATTCCTTATCCTCTTCCATCATTTGACCCTCATTACGCACAGCTTTTGTAATTGGTTTGCTATTTTCGCTCCAGAACTTATGGCCACGCCACACATGAAGTAACTCACTTAATTCATCACGAAATGATAATTTCTTTTCTTGAAACAACGGCACATTTTGTAAACCACGTTTTTCCACAATCTTGTTATCAAGTACTTTTTGAAGCTGGAATAAATGAGTGATATTCATTTGTTTACACTCTCCTCTTTTTTAAACATATCTATAAAGCTTCTTACCATTCTCTCTACACTGGCACCCGTTAAGTAATTAACAAAAGATGCCGTTTCTGCGAATTTTAAAGAGTCTTTTTCTGGTATCCCTGCATACATCAACTTTTCTTTTACCGCTTCAATAATTTTTATTCTTTTCTCGTTCTTACTATTGAATTGTGCCTCCACTACCTTTACAGCTTCATCCTTATAGCAATCGTGTTCTTCCATGTAGTAATACACTTCTTTCCAGAACTCGTTGTCTTTCACCACAGACATCTCAATCGCTCCTTTCTTATCCCATTAGTACAATACTGACAACCGCTGCCGCGATCATATAGGAAACTACTAATGCAAGGAATTTCTTTCGTAGACTTTTATTCTTCTCACGTAATTCCTTATTTTCGTTCATTACACGTTTTGCATAATTATCTTTCACTTTTACCTGAGACTTGTACAAATCAACTTCTAACTGTAAATCACGATTTTCTTGCATCACATCTTTTAAATGTTGCTCTGAATTGTTCAAATAAATTACCACCTTTCGTGGTTCACCTGTTGCCATTTTCCTTTTCTGTTTGACCATTTCACGCTTTAATCTTTCCATCTTCCGATCACTTTTTCGATTCTCGTACCCCTTTCCTTGTTGTCTACCACCCACAGTCCCACTCCCTTTCCAGTAGTTTTTATTTTCTTAAATGCTCTAAAAATAGGTCATTGAAATTCTCGTTTTCTAGTTCTTCCAATCGTTTCTGTACACGCTCTAAACGAACTGAACCTAGTCCTAACACTTCTTTTACCGCTTGCAATGCTAATGTCCGTCCATCTTTATACGATAAAAGGGATACTTGCTGTACTTCACCTCGATGAAAGCTTTGACGTTCCCTTGTCTTCTTTCCTTCACGTTCACTCGCTCGGCGCTGTTGACGATTCAAGTTCTCGTCCATCATCTTCCCTCCATTTCTTAAAACAACTTTTGAATAATGATTCCGCGTATGGATCCTGTGGTACTGGGTCTAATACCCCGGTCTTTTTATCTTTTCTTAATGAACTTACTACCCAAACCATGTTGTACGGTTCTCCAGCAATACTTCCTACGATTCTCGCTGGCTTTACACGTGGTAATGCTGTTGCATGACGCTTTGCAAATAACGATTTACGTGGTCCCTCTCCTCTTCCCACATGCTATTCCTCCCTTTGTTTAAGCCAGGACTCAACACTCATTTTCTCGCCCCATCGATACCCTACGCTTCCTTCTGCTTCAATCGGAACTGGAAATCCTGGTACTGGAGGTTGCTCCATAACTTGTTTAATTTGTTTTTCTACTGCCACTACAATCTCTGGATCCTCATCTATTTCAAAAATAATTTCATCGTGAATTTGCGCAATCATATCAGCACTACCATGAGCTAGTACGCCTTCTTGTTTACCGATAGATTCGTAAATTTCATTTTGTACTTTCTTCATAATGTCAGCTGCACTACCTTGTACTGGTGTATTCGCTGCCTGTCTTTCAGCTGAGCCGCGATCTCTTCTATTCGCGCTGTTAATGCCAGGTAGTAATCTCATATATCCGTAAATTGTTTGTACATATCCTTGTTCTCTAGCTTCTAATACGATTTTGCGTTGATACTCTGGTATTCGTTTGTATGCTGTTTTAACGGCATTTACAATCTGAGCACATTCATCTAACGTTTTACGAATCAAGTACTTTGTTTTAAATGTGAACTGCAACGCGTGCTCAGTGCCTCCATAAGAGATACCGAAATTACCCGCCTTAGCATCTGTACGTTCTTTCTTCACGATTTCATCCTCAGGCTTTCCAGTCATAACAGACGCGGTTCTACGGTGCATATCACCGCCTGTATTAAACAATTCCGTCATTACTTCATCGCCTGATTTCCACGCCATTAAGCGTAGCTCGAAACCTGAGAAGTCAATGAAGAATAGTATCTTTCCTGGTTTAGGTAAAAAGAAATTTCGGATACCAAATTCATCGTTATCAGTTCTAGGTACATTCTGGCCATTCGGATTAAAACTGTTCAAACGTCCTGTTTCTGTAAATGGACTGTACCCTGCATGAATCCGTCCACTCATGAAATTCAAGTATTTTTCACGTCCTACGATGTGTGAAGAAAGTAACGTCGTGTATTTTTGTATTTTCTTCAGCTGATCGATAACTTCCAGTGCTTGTTCTTTATAAGGATGCGGTTCACGTTGTGCGATACGAATTGCTCCGCGTTCTAACTTATCTAAAGTAGGATCCTTTTCCGGATCAATACTTTCCAAATTTTCAGGCAATAAAACACTGAGATACTTTTCCTCATCGATGTCATTCAGCTTATTTTCAAGCATAAATGCCATATCGATAAGTGCCTCTTGATCAAGACTTGCACCTGTTTTTCCGTACTTGGCCACCGGTATTTTTAAGTAATCAAACATTAAACTTTTTACTTCGTTCGTCTTGCCTGACTTACCGGTGTTTATGTCAACGTTGAACGTTTCTTTTGCGATTTGTTTAATACGTTCCGCGGCTTGTTCCTGCATAATTTCAGCTTCTTGTTTCTTTTGCGTAGCAAGGTTTGGATCCCATGCCATTCCCCAGTACTCCATAAGACCGATAACACGCGTGAAAGGCATTTCAATTTCACGCAGCCATTCCTCATATCGCGGAATTTGAGACGCAATTTGAGACCAATACTCATAATGCTGCAGTGCATAATCCGCATCTTCAGCTGAGTAAAGCAATCCTTCTCCCTTACTCGCATCAATCTCGTCAAAGAAATCGACCTTATATTTCTTTAAAAGAGCTGTAAAGTCGTTCATCGTTACACCGAAAATGTGTTTTGTAGCGGGTTTTAAGCCCCATCCGCTTGTAGGTTTTTTCGGGTTATTAATCTTTTGAGGTGCTGCAATTTGTAAACACCGCACCCACATAATTAGTGGGTCTACTACCTTACCTAGAATGTACTTTCCGTACTTCGCTGCGTATTTCGTTTCAAAAGATAAGTTGACCGCAATTTTTAATACCTTTTCATTTTTAAATAGGTACTCATCAAGTAGATCTAATACAAGTTTTCTAGCTTCATCCCTATCCATACTTGGTTCAAATACTTGGCCAACTTTATGTGAGATTGGAACGACGCGTGATTCATGAGCTGCTGCTGATAGTGATACCGTACAAATTTCACCTTTCCACGGATCAAGTGGTGTTTTTAAATACGCTTTTTCTAAACTTTCTCTTCGGCTTTCTGCTTCTTTATCGTCAATAATACCTGTCGCACATGCTTCTTCTATACCTTCAAATGCTGTTTTATAATACGCTCTAATTTCTTCACTCGCTGCAGTCTCCCAATCAAATCCTGCTTTGCCTGTTTGTATACAACGCTCTAAGTATTTCTTTAAATCTGAAACTGTAAGAATGGCTTGATAGTCTTTCACTTGTTGAGGTTCTACTTTTGGCCAAACAATATCAAATTGTCCTGGTTTCTTCTTTTTCTCCATTTCTACCGCTAGTTTTGATTCTTTTGCGGGGACCTGTTTTTTACTACTTGCTAATGTTTTCGGTTTTCCGAATAGACTTCCGAGTTTCATATTTTCACTTCCAGTCATATTTAAATAGCTTGTCCATATAATTAGTAGTACTCATCTTGTATATGATCAAAGAGCCCCTTTTTCATGCAATAGGAAATGTATGCATTAAAGCGTGGTGTTTTTCGATAACCACCGCTTGTTAAAAGGATCATCCTCATTTTCGCTAATTGATTTACAATTGCTTTTGCTTCTTCTTTATCGATAGACAACATAGCCTCAACATCACCAAGTCGTAAGTACTTCTGTTGAGCAAATAGCTTGATAAATTCATAGAACTTCATTTCACCTGTCAACGTATCGATTTTCTTAAGGTCTGTCGTAAACTTCTCATATCTTTCTTCTGTCATTTCTTCCTCTTTTATTGCCAAACGAGCATAGTAATTCAGGCCACAACCTGGAGCATTGTATAACGCTTTTAAGTACTCCCCTATAAACTCAACGTGTCCTGGCCAAACTTGAATCCGTTCTCCTGATTCATCTACTGAATGTGTAAGAGCTGCAAGCGCAACTGCTAATCGTGCTACTTTATTCCGTTGATCAGAAGGGGAAACAAGCGGTATATCATTCGCGTTTCCGTATACTTTCGCAAGGTCTGTCGCAACATCCAGTACTTTATCAATCGTACCGTCCGTAAACAATACATCTTCCGGCTTTCGTGACCAAGCGTATAAGATATTATTTTTTAATGTATCTTTCTGAATGATTGATGGATACGTAGCAAGTGTTTGATTATATAATTCAGGATCCACGTCACTCGCTCTCATAAAGACTGCAAAGTCAAAGCGTCGGATATCCTCATTATTGAAAATATCTTTTAAGCTTTCCGCACCTTGAGAATAGTCAGCAAGTCGTTTCCCTTTCGGTACGTTCCCTGACATAATGGCGCGCACACGACAAGGCGTTTCAGCTGTTACAGCTCGTTTGACTTCTAACTTACCGTCAGAACGGGCAAGTGTCATTTCACCATAATCATCTTTCGTAATCCCTGTATCCTCATCGATCCAAATCATTTCTTTGTCTGCAAGTGGCCACGCGCCCCAAACGATGTACCACGCACCCTGTGCACCTGACTGTTCCATCTTGTACGTTAGACCTGTACGAGAAGTACTTTCTGCATTTACTCGTGTTCCAAGCCCCGCATATTTCATTACTTTTTCAATGAGCGCTGACTTACCGGTACCTGTATCACCAACTATTTTTAATTCCAGCCACCCACGTAATGGATTTAAATCCCAAGGCACTTTAAAACGTAGAACACTATGAAGAGTCAATAACACTGCAAGTAGCGTCTCATCACGCTCTACAATGTGTGTTACGTTGTACGTTAAGTCGTTACAAATAGCTCCCAACTTTTGCTCAATTGATTCAGCTGTATAATCCGCTGGTTGGAATGTCGCTAAATCTTCTTTTACTTGTTCAGTTATCTCAAAGCTTTCAACAACGTCCTGAAGTGGTGTAGCACTCTTTACGAGTAACGTTGACTCCTGATTCTTTGGATGCGGGTATACATAACCGGTTAACTCGTAGTACTTGTTTTCACTTACGTTTAGTCCATTTACGGCGTACACTTTTCGTAGTACATAATTCCCTTTATGCTGCTCTTGCTTTTCGTCATCTTCCTCAGCCATCGGGATTACAAGTAACTCCTCCACGTTCATATTTTCTAAAATATCCGTATTGTATTTCGGACAATTCGGAATGCCTGATATTTCTCGTAAAATGCCTTTTATGTTATCGTCACCTACACCCGTCATTTGAATAACTTCCCTGTCACTCACCCCCAGGTCTTTATACCCTGTATGAGTATGGATGTCGTATAACGGGCAATGTACCTTTTTACAACTTTCTCTACCCCAGCAATGGTACTCAATGTTTTTAGGAATGATGTAAGGCGTATGCTTTTTACCTGCAACCATGATGCGAGTTTTTACAAGCTTTCCAGTAAGATCTGCATTGCCTGTCTCCGCTAAATGAAGTAGCTTTGCATTTTCCTCTTCTTCGGCATTTTTCTTAATACAGTGACACATATCACCAGCACACGCTACACGTTCATAATCTTTGCTTCCTGGTTTCTTTTCGCCATGTAGTGAACGAATAAACGCGCAACCGAATTTGTATGTATTATCACCGCTGTATACCGCATCGATAACACTTCTCGTATTTGCAACACGTTGTTGCTTACCATACTCGTTATCCTCAGATGTAAATTTAAGCACCCATTCTTCCAGTGTTTTCAGCGTTTCTTCCCTTGTGTACCCTGCATCCTTAAAGTAACAAGCAAGCTGTACTGTTGCTTGGTTTCGGTCACCGTCTTTTTTCCAGCCGCCGTTTAAAATATCAACTACACATGCCGGTGGTTTGCCTTTCTTAAACTGGAATTCCTCTTTCACATATTTACGAGCACTCGTTGCTGCAGCTTGTTCGTATTCTTCCGTTTTATTTATTAGTAAATACCCCGTACGAGGTCTGTATTTCATTGCCTTTTTACGTTCTTCTGCCGTATAAGGTAGATCTTCAGCGTGTCTCGGTGCCCTTGCTAACTCCTTTATTTCTTCCAGCGTTAATTTGTTTAATTCATTTACACTGATTTCTGTTTTAAATAGGTTTGTTTTTTGATGCATACTGTTCGGTAAACGAATCATCCGCTTTTCTGTATACACCACAAGGTCTAGTGACGTGAGTCCTAGTCGATGGACTAAGTACCCAGCCATATGCTTGAAGATTTTATGAAGGTCGTTTCTCGGTTCAATACCGAGCGCATCGGAGCTTATTAAGATGTGGAATCCTTTTGATCCAGAAAAGTATACCCACATATCCGATTCACGAATGTCCATTTCTACCGTAAAAAATTCCACCAGCTTTATTGCATCCTTTTGGCTGACTGATGGGTCTTCCGCATGGTCAAGGTCAAAATATAGGGGAGCAATAAATGCCTCCCCCTTTACTTTTGTGTCGTTCGCAAATCGTTGAACTGTAGCAAAGCAATTGAAATTGAATGCCTCTCCCGTTTGGAATTGCTTCACTTCAGAAGATGGGATTCGTTTCCACGGAATGCTTCTACCGTTCTGATTGCTGTACCATGCGTCTACATATTGATACTCACTTGTTTTGTCTTTCTTTTTTGCCATTTGTAGACGCCCTCCTTATTTATTCTGAAGCTTTTTCTGCTTGTTCTGTTTCTTCTACGTTAATTCCGTAATCTTCCGGCTTGAATACTCCTACAGGTTGGAAGTCGATACCGATCCATTGGTTACTAGCATTTGTACGACTCTTACGTTCTGTCGTTACTAAACGCGTAACAATTTTGTTGACACCTAATTTAGATGGAACACCAAGCGCTTTATATTTTCCTGTGTACACATTCATTGCAAAGCGACCGAAGATAATCGTATCTGTTGGACTGAAACTCATTAAGTAAAAACGAGGGAAATCATCTGGACTTAGTGTTGATACTGGAACAACTGATGCCATATAACGAAGCTGAATATCGTCTAATTCGTAACGTTCCTCCGCTTGTGGATTTTCAGCTAACCATTGATTGAAAACGACTTCCGCTTCTTCTTTTGTTTTTTCCGCTACAATCAACTGACCATCTTCAGGAGAATCTTGTTTCCCCCATACAGACCAACGTTGCTCGCCGTATCCGATTACTACATCGATATTGTCACCGTACATTACATTTTCATCATCTTTTTCTACGAAGTTCCCTTTCTTGTTAACTGTTAACCATTCGCCCATACGGACGAAATCCATGTCCAGACCATTATTTGCTTCAACGAATCCTTGCTTTGTTTCTTCTAAAATAGCTGAAATATAATTACTGCCACTGTTTGTTTTCGCTACCGCGTTATTTTGTACCACTACTTCATTTTGATTGGTTTCTTGTGTCATTATTGTTTCCTCCCGCGCCCCTGTAGGCTATTTTTTTTCCATGCTTTACGTTTTGCTTGGCTTTTCTTTTTCCGATAAGTTACTTGTCTTCTACGCTTGGTACGTTTCGTTTCAAGTTGTTGAACTTCTTGTATAAAAGGTTGCATTTTTTTAACTGTTGTTACCACTTCATTACCGATACCTTGAAACATCGTTTTCAAAGTATTCCAAGCCTTACCAACCATAGCCAGAACCGACTTTACAGCTTTTGTTTTCTCATCTTGATCCACTTACTTCACCTCTTTCGCTGAAGCAATCAATTCTGTAATTTCATAAAGCGCACCTACATATTCATACTTTTCCATCGTTATCACCCCTTTCACCAAGGCATATCATTTAAGAAACTAGCTACTGTATCGCGTTCTGCTTTCGGCTTTCTTGGTACAGTCAATCCGATACGGCTGTATACTTTCCTGCGGCTGTGGTATTGGTCCTTAAACACCCCGACGTTGTAGTCAACGTAATCAAACCAATGCGCTTTCTTCTCCGGATTGTTCCGATCAGGACGCATGATACGTCCGATTTCTTGCTCTACCGATGAACCACTATTACTTTCACGGGAATCACCACGTTTAGGCATTACCATGTGGCCAACTGCTAAATGCTGCATGTCTAGTCCTTCACGTGCTAACTGTGTAGCGAATAAAATGTCTACTTCTTTTCGGTCGCAAGCTTCTAAAATGTCTTTACGTTGTTGCTTTGTTACTTGCCATTCGCGAATTTCTTTTTCTGAATACTGCGCAACCTTTACTTGCCAACCATGCTTTCCTTGCTTTTTATCAACCGCATAACCGCTATCGATAAGTTGCTGCGCATGTTTTTCGCTTTTCGCTTTTCTCCAGGTGTAACGACTGATTCCACCATGTACGACTGCTGTTCTAACATCAATACCGAATTTCTTTTTAGCCATTTGTTTTACGAGTTCCTCGAGTACAAAACAGTAACGAACGGACTCTGTTATAACGATGGATGAACCTAAGCTTGCAGACCCAACAATATTCTCAGCAACTAACTTCGCACGCTTTTTATCAGAAATGAGGTGTCGTATTAAATCTGTATAATCAAGATCTTCTCCACCTGCATCCACACTATCAATCTCGTTACGGTTACTTGCTGTTTCATAATTGAATTCTGTATACACAAATTTCACTGTAGGCTTTATTAATCTTCCAGCCTCGTACATCCCGTCTCTACTAATCTCATACACTTTCGGGCCGACACCGTTGTACATATAAATTTCCAATCCATCTTTCCGAGAAGGTGTTGCTGTAAGACCAATCATGTTTTGAGCAGTTAATTTCCCAGCTGTTTCAATGAATTGTATCGCAGGAAAATGATGAGCTTCATCCACTACTACTGTTCCGATAAAGTCATTTAGAGCATCGATTAGTTGTGGATTCCGCTGTAAGGTTTGCACTGTAGCGACAATTAAATTACCGTCTCCCCAATCATGTACTCCGTCACCGAAAAAGCCGATACGACCGATACCAGACATTGTAGCCTTAGCTCGCTTTGCGGATTGATACATTAAATCTTTTGTATGTGTAAGCCATAAAGCAGCTCTCCCTTTTTCATAAATGTAGCGCATACCCATTACGGTTTTACCTGAACCAGCCGGTGCTACACCTATTCCATTTTCTTGCATAAGTGCTTCAACCATCGGTATCTGGTCTTCTTTTAAAACAAAGTCAGCATTCCATTCTCTGAAACTAACATCTCGGCCATATGAAATCTGTGACGTAATAACTTTTTCTGGATCGTATCCTAAGTTTTTCAGCACATCCTCCAGTTTTTTTAGAAAACCTCGAGGCGTAACAATATCACCTCTGTCATAGACAAATAGCTCAAGCTTTGGTTGTACACCCCATGTAGGTCTACGTTGTTTTTTCGCTTTCGTATACGCTGGATTATCAAATGTTAGTGCCTTAGTAATTGCCGCCTTAAGAGGTGTACTAGCACCTCTTATTCGGATGTTGTGTTTTACAAAGATTTGTAGCAAGTGAGCACCCCCGATAGATCGTAAGAAGGTTCGTGGTATGTAAGTCTTGGAAGTGGTACACAAGGAACCGTCTGATTTTGAAACTCTTCAAGTTTTATATGGTTCACATTTCGTTTTTTCATATGAATAAGAGCTGTAATAAGCCTGAATGCATAAGCTTCATCAAGTCCTTTACTCTCGTTTAGAAAGCTGATAAATACTAAACCTAAATTTCTAGCAATAATCTGATCAAAATCTCGTAAGCCGAGAATCTGATTCGGTCTCATATAATCAAGTGAAAATCTACGACTCTCAGTACGTTTCATTTCTGCTAATATATTTACTTCAGGTGTTAATACAATCTCATCACCTGGACGAGTTGCACCTGCACCATCTGCTATTCTCATGCGCCATACATTCGGAATTTCTCTCCAGCTTCTTCTAATTTCAGATTGGAAGTCATCCCCACGTTGCTGCCGTTCACGTTGTTTATTTCTCATTGCTGTTTGTTTTGGATCCATAGCAACCTCCTACGCCAAAAACTTCAATAGATTTGCTTGTACATAGGCTTTTGCTTTTACCAGATCAGCCGATTCTTTTGCTGTTTCCCACGCATCTTTTGTTTGATAAATTTTAATATCAATTGAAGCTAATTCCTGCTCTACATCAGTAAGCTGTTGACGTTCCTCTTTACTGTAATGTTGTCGATACGCATCACGTAATGTATCATTCGTAAGGGCTACTTTTTGATCATTTACATAAGCAAACTGATTACGCCCCTCACCTTGAATTTGCATAAACGCTTCGGCTTCTTTTAGTTCTACAGCAGTTTTAAGTTTCACTTTTTGCTTAATTAACTCTGCTTTCTTCCCATAAGCTTCTTCACGTGCCTTACCTTTTTCAAGAACATCCTGTACTGCAGCATCTATTTGTTGTAAGGATGCTTGTAACTCAAGTGGATCTAATACACGAACGAAATCAGTAGGTACCTTCTTACCTAAAATTTCTCTTGCTGCAGCAAGTAATTTTTCTGTCCCATGTACATCTTGCAGACTACGAATCTGATTATTTAGTTCAGTCATAGATTAAGTCCCCCATCTTTTTGTATTGCCACAACTAATTTCTCAATCGTTACCGACTTTTTCACTACCTGTTCGATTGTGATATTCATCGTTTCAACGCGGTCATGCTCCTCTTTGTTGTAACCCGCTACGCTTATCATTAGAGGTGAAAACTCTACCACTATAGCGTTCCAATTATTTTTATTACTGCTGTTATATCCATATTTCTTACTTGCAGTAACTTGTACCGCCGTACCTTCGCTTAATTCGTTCTCATCAAACTGCGGTTTATTTACAATCATGCTCGTAATCCCTCCTTTGCTTCTGCTATTTTCGTTAACGCTATTTCTACCACGTCAGGATTAATGCAATCTGTTTTGGCAATGCTTTCGATAATTGTATTAATATCAACCAATACATCTTCTCCTGTTTCTGTTTGAATCAAAGAAGCGAACTCTTCCATTGCGTAGGCACGTTTTTTCTCCGCTTCAATTCGGCTACGGTCAAGTACTTCTTCTCCAGGCTTTGCACTTTGAAGTGGGATGCGTTCTAAATCAAATACACCTGGTGATTTCACATCGATAAGAAGTACTTGTATCGGTCTACTAATCTCAGCTTCTGAAGCCGACAGACGTGTGATACTACCGATATTCGCAAATACTTTTCCATCTGAACGGTTATAAACACCGAAACCTGTATGATCATGGCCACACAAAACCAAATCCGCCTCTGTTTTTACATCCTGTACTTTTGTGTATCGGTCAAAAGGTGGATCATGATCAAGTAGCATACCGTGTGATACATGTATTTTAGTTGACTCGTAATCTTCAATAACTTCTGGCGAATAACCATAGCCAGCTTTATCAATTTGATCATTGTATGGTGTAAATGTAAGCTGTACATGATTACCATCTTGATGAAACATTTGAGCTTGCCCAGGGTCATTAATGACTGTAAGCTGCGGAACAATTAATTCCAGTACCTTAAGGCTTGTCCGTTCATACGTTGCTAAGTTATATCCATAAATATCGTGATTACCAGCTGTCGTATAAATTGAAACTGGACTCTCCTTCAATACCTTTGCAAACTCTAGTAACACGCCTGTCGTAACTTCTGGTCTATCAAACGTATCACCAGGCTGAATAATTGCTGTCACACCTTTATACTTAGCTAATGCAAAAATCTCCCGCAATTTCGCAATTAATGCCTCTTTATAGTTATCTTTACGGTTACGAGGGTTTGTACCTCGTATATGTGGATCCCCGAAATATAGAAACTTCATACTCTCACCTCTGTTTTTTCGTGTTCCGCGTAACGTTGTATCTAAGGTAATTCCACCATCAACAATGTGCCGCATTAGTGAAGGTTGTTTGATTCTTTTTTCTTAATAACTTGTTTTGTGATTTCACCTGTTTCAGTATCTAACGTCAAATTATCCTCACCGTTTATACCTAATTCAGAGTTAATATCAGACCATACAGCATCGTGCCATTCCTCTAATCCTTTGGTCGCATTATCTAATTTCTTTTTATATTTTTCTTTAATTGGTTCAAGTTCAGCCTTTAGTTCTTTAGCCACTGCTTCTTTAATTGCTTCTGTTTCTTTACGAATACGTAGTAATTCATGCACTTGTTCTTCAGTTGCTTGACCTACAACTTCCTCTTTCACTTCTACACCTACAGCCGCTGCAGCCAAGTCTTTTAGAAAACATTTAATACACATATCCAAATCTCCCTTTCTATAAAGCAGTTACTATGCTTTTTCCTTGTTTTTGAGTCACACCAAGACTTACGTCACCTATCTCAGCTAAGTGAGTATTGTGCGTAATAAGAATAATTTGACGGTTAAATTTAATACTGTATTCCTTCAAGAAGTACGCCACGTTCGGCGCATACTCTTGACTTACCATCTTCCCGACTTCATCTAGGAATAATGGGCCTCTCACACCACTAATCTCTCCTACAGCCAATCTGAGCGCTAAACTTACTACGTCTGCCACACCACCACCACGATCATAATCAGGTGGCTTTAATTGTGTTCGCACATCTTCAGATTGGAGCCAGTATTCCGCTACAGGTTGATTACCTTTTACCGCAATTTCAATTTCGAATCTGTAGTCTTTATCGAATACAACTGTAAGAGCTGATGTTACTATTTCTTCAATACGACGTTTTGCTTGCTGCCTTGCATAATCACTTGTCTTTTGAAGAAGAATCTGTACTAAATCAAACTCTCCAAGCTGCTCCTCAGCTTTTGCTTTTCTTGTTTCTGCGCTTTTTTGTTGCTTAACTAACAAGTCACGTTGACCAATTTTCATCTTTAATTTATCGCTTGCCTGACGGATATCCGCTCTTGCTTTTAGAAGCTCGTACATAAGAACAACCTCCTTATACCCGCGGGATGAGTCGTTCTACATGCTCCAGGTTTTCTTTAACAGATGAATCAAGCTTGTTGATTTCGTCCTGGATTGTTTCAGGCGTTACTCCGTGCTGCGCCATTTGTTCAGCGATTTCCGTTAATTGCTTTTCTGCTGATGACTTTTCCGCCTCTGCTTGAATCTTTGCTGTTTCAGCTTTCTTTAAATTAACCTTTGCAATTTCAATACGTTGCTTTAATTCCATTACTCATTTCCCCCTTCAAGTTGTTTAGATAATAAGGTCTGTAGTTCTGATTCCACGAATTGTTCTTTATCTTTTAAATGGCTAATAATAACCTGTTTAATTTCGGTTTCTAGTGCTTTACGGTCTACAGTTTTCAAACTATAGATATCTTGCTTTGTACTTCCACGAAGTATACTCATATCGATTAATGCTTTTCCTGATTCAAGTTCGTATAAAGCTGTACGTAATTCTTTCAAGGCTTCATTTAACCTTCCAGCCGTTATGATAAATTCGCTCACCTTATCCACATCAATCACTACGAATCACTCCTCAATGAGAATGCTCAAAAGACATTGGTGATTCGCATAGCGGACAAACTCCACCAGCCTCATTCCATGTCTCTTCCAATTCCTTTGTATAATTTTCAATGTGCGTTTCATATAGTTCCAATGTGCTTGTACTATGACGAACCCTTTGATGCCAGATCATATAATTCCGTAGCAAGTCGTTTAACTCACCTAAACAAGCTACGCTTTTCTCAGCTTCTGTTACCTGTACTTCCGCTTCCTCTGGAATATTTAAACGATCAACACGACTCGCATAATTCATATATTGTGTATGTGTATCTTCATATTTTTGAAGCAACACACTCATCTGATTTAAACGTGTAATGCTTATTTCATATTCTTGTAATTGATCTGCCGTATTGCTTGGTACAACCAATCGTTCTACATCAATGCTTGTTTTTTCATAACGTTGTTTTACCACGCTATACTGTACAAAAAGTTTCTTTAACTCATCCGCTTTCTTTACTTCCTCCTCAATCGCAGCAACATCTATGCACTCAATTACAGTTAATCTTCCTAGCTGTAATTGAACCTCTTGTAATGCTTGACTATACTTTTTATAGTTTTGTGATAAGATAGAAAGCAAAGAATATCTTTCTTCAAATTTAGTAGAATCTTGTAACAAGTTACTTACTTCTACTAATCCATCAAATTGTTTTAATGTTTCAGTCAGTGTCTTCTTGGCGGTGGACAGTGACTCGTATCTTTTTTGTAAGTCCAGTAGTGTTTGTAGACGCTGCTGGTCTTTTTCTGTTTGTTCAAGTATTTGTATAAGGACTGGTACATTCTCAAGTCGTTTTTCGATTTCCCAAGCTGCTATGTGCTTTTGTTTACGACTCGTGTATATTTGAGCTATTTCTTTTAATGACTCTTTCTTTTTGTGTAATTCCTCCACGTGTTCCATCAGACTTTCAGTTGTCTTTAATTGCTGTACTTTATCATCCACATCCAAGTACTCGAGTAAGTTACCTGCTAATCTCTCAATTTCTTTTTCAGCTAGTAATCTCTCTTGCCTTGCTGCGTATGTATCTTTTGAAACACTTTTTACTGCGAGATCTACAGCTTCTGTTCCTGCTAACTTACCCAGCACTTTCGCACCAGATGATGGTGTTTCGCTTATTAAGAATGGAGCCTCAAGCTGAAATGCGAAGTTTAAAGCTGTAACAAAATCCCCAAATGTTTGCTTTGTAATACCGAGTAACTGCTTTACTTCTTCTGGTACCTCAGACTTCTCAAACACACTACCTTCGTCTCCAGGATTCGTTTGGATTCTGTAAGATGTTTTCCCTTTTCTACGGTGCTTTGAAATAGTAATACCGTTATCCAAGTGAATCGCTACTGTAGCATGTCCAACCGATTCGTTTACGAAAGCCTCACCTTGAGGTTCGTTAAATGCTACCCAGCGAACCGCTCGTATGATGGCTGTTTTACCACTATCAGATGGTCCAGTAATTACGTTCAGCCCATTTCCTAAATTGAAATGACAATTCGTATGTGACTGGAAACCTTCTACGAAAATCTCATTAATGGCCAATACGTTCACTCCTTTCCGTTAGCTTTAACATGATGTTTACTGCTTGTTTTTCTGATCCATTCTTGAAGTAATTTTTACTCTCGCAACATACAGCTTTTACGTCTTTTGCTTTTACTAATCGAGTTGCATAAGACACGTATCGTTGCATGTGTATCACCTCCTTTCAATAATTTAGCTTGCCTTTACCTCTGCTTTCTTCTTTCTTGTGACCGTTACTTTGACGCCTAAATATTTTTCATACACTTCTTGAAACAGAGCTTCCTTTTTCTCTGTACCGTAGTACTCGTTACGGACGTATAAGCCGGATTTCTTTTTCCCCAAGCTCCTCAGCTCCCTACAGTTGTATCTTTGTAATGAGGATATTCTTCAAAAAATTGTTCTTCAGGCGGGAATCCCAGCTCAAATGACAGTTTAACTTCTTTCTTACTGGCGTTTTGCAAGTAAGCAGGTAAATAAAAATGTTCCATAGGGAACCCAAGTACAATTGCGATTTGCAAGGCTAATTTTCCTCCTGGATCACGTCTACCAGTCTCTAAGTCTGCAATATGACCTGGAGTCACACCAACCTTATCTGCTAGAGCCGCCTGCGACATACGTTTTTTTCCACGTAAATCTGCCAACCAAGTCCTTTTCATATGTCCACCTCCAGACAACCTTTAATGATTTTTATTATACTGGCGTTTTGCAAGTAAGTAAAGTGGTATTTCAAATTTTTTTTATGTTTTTAATGCCCTTGATTAGAAAATGAACGTATTTTTTAAAATTTTCACTTGCAATATGCGTACATTTTCCATTGTGCAATTACGTCATAAAGTGTTATCTTATATATAGATAACAGCAAAAAAATAAAAAGCATTTTATATTTTTTATAAATTTTATTAAAAACAAAACCATTAAAAATATAATAAAGAATTTTACCGGGAGGTAATATACATGAACATTGGGGCACAATTAAAATTTTTACGAAATAGACGTGGTTGGACAATGCAAGAAGTCGCAGATCGTATTGGTAAAAATGATTCTACGTATAGCGGATATGAGACAAATAAAAGAAAACCAAACGCCGAAGTTCTTGTACAACTAGCCGATACCTTCGATACTACTACAGACTTTATTCTAGGGAGAACAGAAAATCCAAACGGCCTTAACTTTAATGTAAAAGACTTTTTAGATCAGGGTAGACTACACTCTGACGGGGTAGAAATCACAGATGAGCAAGCTGAACTTGTTAACGTTTTATTAAGACAAGTTCTACAAAGAAAACAGCAATAACAAAAAAAGGATTAGCCAGATGCTATTCCTTTTTTTGTTGCAATATAGTTATGATTTGATTGTACTGTTCCTGTGTAATCTGACCTTGTTTATACAGTTCCTCCATAAGATCATTCATGTCACAACTCACTTTTTCATTTTCAAATAATTCCCCAATTAAACGTTTTGTTTCTTGCTTTGCAGTCTTTTTTTTCACCATAGTTCCTCCCCTTCATCCTTAATAGTTTGTGAAATATATATCAAATGGTCTAGTTTTTTCAAAGTCTCAAAAAACGTGACACCCCTTAAAAAGACGAAAGACGCTACTATAAGTAGCGTCTTTTTAACTATTTATTTATATTACATGCCACCCGGATCGACTCTCATTAATTGCACCTTTTCAGTATGTACAGTAGCTTTTTCTTTACCTAAATTTTTAGTTTTGTCTGCACCAGCACCAATAACCCCAATTGATAACGCTAGTGCGCATAATGTAGTTATTACAAACTTTTTCATTTTACAACACTCCTTCTGTTATTAGAACTCGCTTTGCAAGTTGAGCGTACATTAAATTTCCCATTTTTTCAAATAATTCCAAAGATTCTCTTGCCATAATTGTATCATTTTCTATTCTTGAAAGATAGTACATCTGGAAAGCGGATAAACCTTGCTCTTTCAATCTATCAAAAATCTCATAGCCCTTTTTCTTATCACCATATAAACACTCATAATAAGCTAAATCTCCATCACTGATAAAATTAAAATCTATGTTTTCTAAGTTAAAACCAAACTCGATATACAAAAATGCAAGAGTTGTCTTAAAGGATGTATATTTTTGAGTCCCTTTAGGCGAGCTTATTCCTTCAAGGCATTTTATAGCTTTTAATATAAATTTTTCAGCCATTAACGGATCCTCAAAGATGTAACTTTCACCTAAACAACAGTATGCTGTAGCCTTGACAACTGTGAAATTCATTTCGGAATCTATAATTTCCAAACAACTAGATCTACAGTTATCAATTTCGTTAGCATGTAACTGAGTATATGCAATTCGCTCTTTATGTTGCATACATAAACAGTCTTTAATATAACCGTTGTCCATATTAGCGACATGTGCTTCCGCAGCTTTTGCATACGACGTCATCGCACTATACCTTTGCTCATCATATTCTGCAGCCATAAATAACGTATTCAATAAAACTTGGCAATCGGAATCTGCAGAAACACGTTTCTCGTAAATCTCATCCAGTAATGTTTGTCCTCTTTTTCTGTTCATATTACGATGATTGTACAAGGTATATATACTTAAATATTTATGTACATCATTTTGGAGCTTTTTCAGATTTTCATCTTCTGTTACTACGCTGAGCTTTTCAATAAGAGAATCTATCAGCTCATACTCCCCAGCCACTTGACAGAAACTTAAAGCCTTTCTTACATTCATGCTAGTCGAGCACTTTAATATAAATTCTTTTATTTTGTGGGTTTGTTCCAACGGATTTTTATATACATAATGTATTAACTTCTCGTAAACATCAAACTTCATTTCTCCAATTTTTAATTCTAGGCCGTTAGAGATAGTTGTCCTACTTATACCAATCTCTTTTGCTATTTTCCGTACACTCATGTTCTTTGACTGTATCACATTATTCAGCTCATTCATCAAAGCTTTCATGTTCATCCTCCTCAGGATCAGAACACAAGACTCCTCCCGTTTTATTTTTCAATAGGAAAACGTCCACAATAATTATGTATGCCTGAGAAGTATGTTATACTTAGTGCTGACTCATGGAAAGTTTTCCCTACACGCGATAGGGTAAAACGTTACAACGGTGCGGCCACACCAGTTGTAACGCCGTGGGTCTTTTTGCTCTTTTATTTTATTATTTTCATCTTATCATAAAATTTAGAACATTCGTTTCGCTCTTTCTCACATCATGTTGAGAAAGTTTTTTCTAAAAATAACAGAATCCCCACAAGAATATTTTACCACTAACCGAACAATTGTTCTACCTGTTATTTAAATGCATACAAAATAGCACATATTGTATTTAAACCAAATTCCCTGGTATTTATAGTTTTAAAATAATGCCTTATTTATAATAAAGGCACGAATAACAATACAGAAACCGAGAGGACAAGTTTAACTCTCGGTTTTTTATACCCTAATTATACACTGCACTCGCGGTATGTCAATAAGGCATACGAATTTATTCTAAGAATCTATAGTAGATATCTATTGCCCCATCTTGAGCAACTTCTATCCTCTTTATTAGTTTTTGAAATACGCCATGTAAATCTTTTGACTCTTCTAATAAAGCAAACGCATCTCTAACTTCTTGTTTCTCCTTCATTTGAATTTCGATATTGTTCGCTTTCCGTATTTCCAGTTCTTTTAATTCGATTTCTTTTTCAATTTTTTTATTACGAACAGTAAAAGTATCTTTATCAATTCTTTCGCCTTCTAAATATAAGTCTAATAAACGCTCCTTCTTAAACTTCAAATCTTTAATATCTCTGTTAAGCTTTCTTAATTTAACTTGTAGTTGATTTTCATCCGAAAAAAACTCTTTTTCTAAAACACTTTCTTTTTCTTTCAATTTATCTAGTACTAATACCCTTAAATCCTTGTAATGTATTGGAACATGTTTTACACATTCTCGACGTGCTGTAGCTCTACTCCAATCACACATCATATATGAGTATTCTTTTATTGTCCCATTCTTATTTACACGTACATTATTTTTCTTACTCATCGCCGTACCGCAATGTGCACAGAACGTTATACCCCTTAATTCATTAGTTGTTGATATACGACGCTTTTTTTGGAACTTATTAGGATCCTTATCGTTAACTTTATCCCATAATTCGTGACTAATTATAGCAGGGTGATGATTCTCAAAAATCACCCACTTCTCTTTAGGATTTATAACTTTCTTCTTCTTCCCGTTAACTTTCACTGTTGTATATTTTTGCATTGTATAAGTGCCTTTGTAAGTCGGGTTTTTTATCATCTTGCATAATGTAGAGTATGTCCAAGGCTCCCCTTTCCTTGTACGATCCCCCTTATCATTTATAGTATTCGCAATCTTAATATAACCAAATCCTTGCGCATATAATTCAAACATTTCTCTAACTAGAGCAGCTTCCTCTTCATTAATTGCATATTTATCATCTATAATTTCATAACCATATGGAACAAATCCCCCAGTATAACCACCTCTACGCACTTTCGCTGCCAAAGCTGCGGTTGTAGACACAGATAATGTTTTAGGCAACTGAGCTGCAAACATGGCATACATTTCAAATTTCATATCATTCTTACCTTCGTAATGACTGTCATAGCCTTCTTCCAGCGTTATTAAGCGTACACCGTGCCCTAAAAGTATCTCCTTAATCTCCAGTGCGTCCTTTAAATCCCGTGCCAATCGATGTATGGATTTAAATATAACTGTGTCGAGTTCTTTTTTTCTAGCTTTATTTAAGATCAGTTGCATTGCATGCCTTTCTAACCAGGCCGTCCCAGATATACCATCGTCAAAGTAAACAGCATTCTCATCCCATTCAAAACCGTTATTCTCTAGCCAATATCTACAAATGTCAATCTGATTTTCTACAGAAGAAACCTGTTCATCTTTATCACTTGATACACGTACATAAACAGCATATGCCAAAATTACCGCTCCTTTCATCGATCTCCAAATATATTATGTCTGAATTATATAACTCCAAGAGTAAACTGGCAATCTATTACCAACGCAAAAAGACGACTTACTACAGTCGTCAAAATAAAATATATAAATCTCAAAAATTTAGGAGGGGGTAAACAACACACAACATCATTTAATAAAAACAAAAAAGAAAAAAGACCCCCCTCTATAAAAAATATACCTTATATATATAATATAAATATATAACTTATAAATATATATATTATATATAGAGTATATTTTTAATAGTAATATATAAGTATTATTACTATAGGGTTCTAAGGTTTTTATACTGTATGTTTTTTATATAGATTTTAAACACCTGGGACAACATACACCTTTGCATATACATCATATTTAGCTGCAAGTTGCTCCAGCTTTTTTTGTCGATATTCCGTCACTGTAAAGAAATGTATCAAAGGTATTTTCCCACTATATTTATTTTTATAATATAATGAAAATTCCCTGTAACGACTCATCTTTTCCGCGTTCACATTCATCATCTGAGTCCGATCTATTTCTACAGCATTTAATATCCCTTCTTCATCTCGAAACTTCACATCAGGAATAATTGTCTTCTTTTTATCATCTACTTTATAACGTATAGGTATTTCTATCTGCCAGTCATCCGGACAAAACAGATAGAGCCATGCTTCATTTCTCATTAAGCTGTGCGCTAATCGACTATTTGGTACAATCTTTTCTGTATCGTCGAATAGTTCACGGCCCTTTTTATTTAAGTAATACACGTACTCTTTTTGATACACCGCGTTATTTACGTACTGACTAAGGTCTTTTAAAATACGGTTCGCGTTACGAATCCCACCCATTTCATGCACCGCCATTAAATGCCTACGTGTTGCGAACTTCAGCTTTCTAATCGAGGTCAAAATCGTCATCTGACGGTTTATTTTGATATGAGTCTGGATGTTCATCTTTCTTCACCTCGTATTGTTTTAGATGTTCCCACATAACCTTATCATCGATATACGGGACCTGTATCTCCGTTAGATTCTCCTTCATATAAATCGCACGCCCCTGAATTGAAGGTAAGTTTTCTAATCCAGATTGATCAATAACAACTTCTGATGCCACACGTGTCGGCAATCGAAAACCTAATTTCGCATTGGCCATTTGTTTGATTACTCGAGGCAATGTATCAGCTGTAGGATACTGCGTACAAAAGATTATTCGGAAACCTAGTGCCCCACCAACACGTGCAATATGGCTAAGCATATATTGGCATTCCTCCAGCATTTTATTATGTTCCCTGGACAATCCTTTTGACGGAGCTAATACAGCCCCCTCATCTACAACGACAAAGTATCTATCCTTTTCTTTAGTATGAACAATATTTTTAAACCTTCTTTCTTTCATGTACTTACCGCGCTCATTCATCTTCTCCATTACTTTAAACAGCATTTCATGAGCTTGATCTGGTGTCTCTGCAATATGTTCCACTTGTTTCAAGTCTTTGTATTCACCAAATTCAAGTCCTTCTTCTTTCAAATCAATTAAGTAAAAATGAGCGTGATCGGGATTCGCTACTGCTAATGATGTAAATAAGTTTTTTAAAAACACCGTTTTCCCCATACGTATTAGTCCACCCACAGCCAAATGAGGTGTTTCATCAAAGTCATGCGAAATTAACTTTTCTAGGCTTTGCCCTACAGGAACAAACCATTTACCCGGCGTAATTAAACCTGTAGACCATTTCCATTTCTTCGGTATTTCCTTGCTAAATACACGAATGCTTAACCTATAATTGTTGTAGTGAATTCGTATAGGTTTTCCTAATCCCTCACTTACTACATCCTCAACTTTTTGTATTAGTTTTGAAGGCATCCCTAACGGTAATCTGTACACATACGTCGTACTACGATCATCTTCTTTTCGCTCAAGAAAAACTGGATAATGTAATTTCTCATCCTTCCTAATGGCAATTCCACTCACTTCAAAGAACACTTGTATCTTCTTTCTATCATCCTCTTTACCTTTTAATCTATCGTTTATCAAAGCGTATCCGAGCGAAACTACAGGTATTAATAACAATTCAAGCATAGGGGTTCACTCCTTATATATCCTTAAAGGATATAGTTGCTCTTTACTGGAAGATTTACGTACAAGTTATTTTTCTTATATAGCAAAATGTCCTATGATTCCAGGTTCCATTCCTTCAAAGAAACACCATTAGCACATAACGTAGAAGATACAAAAACGAGCCTGTAAGAGTCGTGTACATCGTAATACGTGGAAGCCAATGTGGAACATTCATCCCCATTTTCTCAGCTGCCTTCATTGCCACCACAGACAAGCCTGTTGCCGTCCAAATTACTACAGCTTCCCCCGCCAATGTCATATCGAATCCCTCTTTCTTTTTAGTTGTAATCCTTTTGCTTTTAGCACTGGCTGATACTGATTAACCACTTCATCCCACTCAAGAGTCTCTTCCTCATCTCCACATAGATCATCCATAATATCGTTAGATAAGCTGTAATAACCGCGGTATTCTTTATTATTAAACACCTCATGTCTTTCCATATGCTTGATGATGGAACTGGCTTCACCTTTCCCCCTGGACTCTTTATACATACTTTTCAGTTCTTTTGATGGATACAAATACGGCGTGTCATTCAAGTAATCATATTGCCACCTCATCATTACTCACCTTTCCCCTCTTGATGTCCTTAGTTCCACTTGGTATTCCTCGTGGTCTTGATATAGGTATATGACTTAGAAAGAAGGATTTTGCAAGTCCACATTAAAAATATAAAAAGTACAAGTATATTTTTTTCTAAGGAGTGATACTTATGCGAAGCCATTTGAAGGAGATTTTAGATAGTAAAGGTATCAAATATGGTTTTATTGCAAAGCAAGCAGGTATAAGTAATGCTGCTATGACTAATCTCATAAAAGGTGGCTTACCTACACTTCCTGTGGCTGCTCGAATCGCAAAAGCATTAGATAGACCCATTGAGGAGATCTGGACCATCGAGGAGTAATCCCTCCCCTCCAGCCTTAATAAGTTTTTATCTTTATTTTCCTTTTTACACTTGACTTTTGCGGTTGACAGACAATCATGGGATGAGGGTACAGGACAACGGCTAGGGCAGAGAATGACTACCTTACAACACTTCAAAAAATAAAAGTGTCGTAAAGTAGACGTTCTGTCAATCATGGTCTATCAGGTTAAGGAATCCGTATAGTAACACCCTGTTTAAACGCTGTAATTTCTTACACAGCAGATTTTTTACAGATAAAGCTTGTCCTATCTGCAGAAAGAATCAGGAAAGGAAATGCACTACTGGCGTATCCTTCATTACTCGTAACCTATAATTCTTTCATTATCCGCTGCTACCCGTGCCGTAACACGCCAAGCAACCGCCGTACCGTTAATGGCCGTACTCGCCTAGACTCCTAACAACGCAAACAAGGAAACGTTATACGTTAGGACGCTTAATTTTCTGACATTGGCTTAGCTAACCTGTTCAAGTTTAACGAGTGTTAGGTCATTCCTCGTGTGGATTTCCTCCCTTAGTTACCTAAAAAAGACAATAGGAAACTAGACCTCGTGTATATCTGTTTTTTCGAGTGAAGATATTCACGAGGCTGGAGGTTGTCCGATATTTAGTTAAAGAAAGAGCCTATAGCACGTGAGCTATAAGCATATTAATAATGAATAGAACAGAAGCTACAGTATAAAAACCATAAAACCAAATACAATCAGATTTTGTTTCTAAACCGAAGTACTCGCTTATTTTTTGCATCTATACCGCTCCACCCTTCTCACTTCGTATAAAAGTATGACTTTAGAAGTAAAACTTTGTTAGTATCAATATATAACTCTAGGAGTCATACGTCAATAGTGTTCCGGAAAAAGTTTTACTTTAATATGTAAATTGTGTAAAATGTAAAGTAATAAACGATCGGAATGAACGGAGGTATTACCATGAGTTCTATGGTATTCACTTTAGGGGAAACAATGGAGGAAATAGGAATTACGAAAAACAAATTAGCTGTAGAATCAAAAGTACGTCCAGCCACTATTAGTAATCTAGTGAATGGTGAGGTTGGTCTTGTACGTATCGATACATTACAGTCAATCTTAGATGCTTTAAATCAATTAGCTGCAGAAAATGACATTGATAAAACATACCGTATTGAAGACGTTGTACAGTACATAAAATAAATGTACTGTTTTTGTTTATAGAAATATTTCTTAATACTCTGATATACTTATTTAAAAATGGTAAAGGAGGAGAAATATGGAGACAAAAACAACTGCAGATGGTAACACATTTATCATTGAAGTGGATCAAAAAAAGAGTACCGGAAAAGAGAAATTCGGCCGTAAAACGTCATTAATTCTCGGCATTTTCGGTATCCTTTTTTCTGTTATTTTAGGTATCACTATAGTTGGGTTATTATTCGCAATTCCGCTTTTTCTCTTCTCATTAGGATTTATATATGCATCATTTGAAAAACAAGAGGTACAATGCCCCCACTGTAATCACAAGCGTAGGGTCACAAAAGGTACAGGATACTTTGACTGCGGTAGTTGCAAGAAACGTACTTTAATAGAATGGAAATAAATTTTAATATAAGGGGTTAAATAATGAGTAAAAACATTAAAGATTTAACAATTTATGACGAATTTGAATCAACTGGAATGTGGTGGCTTCCCGAAAATGAACAACGTATAGCGGGCAGTATAAAATATACTTCAGATGGTATCACTTTAAAAGTACTAGATAATCCTAAAGATCTTGGAAATGAGCCATCATTTTCAGATGTTTATTACCCTGTCTTACATGGGATTACTGAAGATGGAGAGCTTATTACTTTATGTGACGGTTTTTTAGAGTCTTGTTCAACATCAAACGTGATAACGGTGGTGCTCAAGTTTAACCAATTAATAGTCGGAGACCATTTTAATTCTTTAGGAGACATTAAATTTCATTCAGTAGCAGTGAACTATTCATCGTTAGAAGAATGGTTTAATGTGCATCCATTTTCACGTATACCTACAGATGAACCCGGACAAACAACTGTCAGTTATGAGTTCCCTTCTACTTTTAAAGTTTACATACAAGAAAAATCTACTAGCATAGAATCTTCTTATACACTCAACACATCAAGGGAGCTATACAAATCACATACTTTTAAACAACAGGCGAGTTTAAAAATAACCCCAGACATTTCTATGGGGTTGAATTGGTATACAGACATGATTCACGAGCTACAAGATTTTCTGACAGTCATGACAAATCAGGCTATTTATCCTAAAAAAATTGTGGCTACAGGTCATATATTGAATGAAACCTACAATCCTATTGGTCGAGAAAGGTTTAGTATTTTTATACTACCTCAAAAGATGTTTGAAGAACAAAGGCTTAGCAATTATAAATTACAAATAAAATATAAAGAAATCCAAAACAATTTGGAATCTATACTGAATAATTGGTTTACTGATTTATCGTATTCCTCAAGAAAGATTTACCTTAGAAATTTGTATGAGAAAACCATTGACAGGGAATCAAAATTTTTAAATTACACTAAATCCTTAGAAAGCTTCCACAGGGATACTAATAAGATTTCTGGACAATTTATACCCGATGAGGAATACCTACCAATTAAAAAACAAATGCTAGATGCTATACACCAAGGAGAAATTGACGCTAAAACATTTAATGATTTTAAAACCAAAATGGCAAGTGCACTAAAATACGCGCACCATTTTGGCTTTGAAAGACGAATTAGAGACATGTTTAAAGACCTGGATTCTCGCCTTAAAGACGTTACCTTCCCAGATAAATTACCGGAAATAAAAACGTTTGCCCGTAACGTTACTACTACTCGAGATTACTATACTCATTACGGAGATTTGCCAGACTTCTACTTTAAAGAAACTGACTTATATTTCGTAAATATAAGATTACACACTATCCTATACTACTATTTCTGCAAAAACCTTGGAATTAGTGATGATATTATTTGGTCAGCTGTGAATAATGATTTTTCCCTGCAGCATCAACTGGAAGTAAAAACGGAATAGTTTACAATGATGAAATATAACTTCGCGACAAGAACATTCGTTCGTGTATAATGATAGTAAATCACACGAATCGAGGGATCATCATGGAAAACCAAAACTGGGGAACACCGAAATTACACGGGAGAGGTATGGTCAAGTGGCAACCTTTCGCCTCATTACCAGAACAGTTCGAAGGAATTAGAGAGATACTGAATGACTTAAATAAGGTCCCGAAACCAATTGTAACGGAAGATATGAAGGAACAACTTCAGCATGGGCTAATACAGTCCTTACAAAATAAAGAAGAAATATTGATTTCCTTTTACCGTGACGGTACGATTCAAGACATGTACATAAATGTATTGCATATAGAACCGATGACGAGAACTGTATACTGTACAGATGCTTTCGGTTTGAATACTGAGTTTAAGTTTGATGAATTAGTGAATAAAAAATAGAACCGACTTATAAGAGTCGGTTCTATTTTTTATTCTTTTCACATTCACTCCAAAGTTCGTCGATTGCATCCATCAATTGGTCTAAGTTATTTTCTGATGAATCGTTACTGTGCTCTGTTTTTTTATCTTTTTCACATTGACTCCAATCATAGTCTAATGCATAAATTAATAGCTCTCTGCACTTCCCTGATAGAATGGTACTGTACTCTGGTAAAATTTCATTATCAATTAAACACTCTAAAGAAAGAATCCCCGTTTCAGTCCACTCATTAATACAATCTAATACCTTTCCGAAATAGTAGTGATTATCAATATACACCTGTGAACTTAAATGAAATTTTTCAAAATCATCAAACTCACCATTATCTACATTTTGAATTATATTTATATATATCGGGATAATCGACTTTAAAGATTCTAAATAACTTACAATAATCTTTCGGTCGGCTGGTTCAAATTCTTCTATATCACATTCTAAAAATGACTTATATAATAATATTTGATCTTCATAATGTTCACTTGTTAGCTTTCTTTCTTTTGCTTGCTGATAAAGCTGATTTACTTGAACCAACTCATTGCTATTTCTATCCCATTTTATAGTAGTCTTTTGTAATTTCTTTTTTTCTTTAAGGTACAACTGATCAATTTCTTCCATAAGTTTATCTAATGTTTTATATCTTAAAACTATAAATTCCAAAATATCCTTAATTTTAACTTCTTTTCTCCCTCCATATATTCTCTCCGCTTCATGATTATTGGAATACAATTGAAGTGAGAACGTTAATTCTTCAGAAGGTTTGAGCCAACTCGAATTTGATGACCAACTACTAAAAAACCTTACTTTCACTTCATTTTCTTCATTTATCTTTACTTTTCTCTCATTACCATTCACTGAATGAATACCAAACCATGCTCTTATTTCTTTAAAATAATCTTCATCATTAAATTTTTTCCCAAACTCTTCTGCTTTAAAAATATGATTGTCATTAATATGAGGCCGTTTTTTATTGATTGCCGGAATAAAAGATTTCCACAAATTATCAATAGCTTCTAAAATCATATCAATGGTTATTAAAAAATGAGTAAATTCAAGTGCTGATTTATTCATTTTTTTACTACTTTTAGGTTTTTCTAACCCTTCAGTAGCTACAGTTAACCAATCCATACAGGAACAAATTTTACTCCATATATCTATACCGGGCTCATCACTTTTTATCTTATATTCCGTGAAATAACATCTTATAAAATTATTATTCTCGTGAACTTTTCTTCTAAATTTTTTCACTAATTCAGGATTAATTTCAGGTATCATTTTATTACGTCCCTCCGCATTTCTATAATACATTTTCATATTCAAAATATACTATATCATTATACAGATACTATCATTCCAGCTAAAGCCATTCTTATGAAAATATTGGATAAAATAAAAAAAGGTGGTCTACTCATAGTTGAGCAGACCACCTTTTTCACTTCACATACACATAGGCTTCATTTGCTGTTACATAGTATGTTTTACCTTTGCTATTGTGCACTTTATATTGTGAATATCCATTGACACTTACTTTCGCATCAATCATAAATCCTAAACCTGCATCTACAGATCCTGTAACATCTTTATCCTGCCAAGATGGAGCATCATAGAAACGTAGATTGTTAACTTTAGAGACAACACGCTTTCCTACAATAGAGGAATCCACTGTACTTTTCTTATCAAACTTCACATAAGATGGATCATTTTTAATCCATTGCTCACCACCAAGGTTTAACCAACCATCCTTTTCGCCCCACACAATATATGATTCTGGTTTATTTAACTGACGAATCTTAGAATAGCTTGTGTCTGGTCCTTTACGCAAGTTAACGTTATATCCTTCAATGTATGCTACACCATCTGTTACGGCTGTTGGCACTTCTGCTGGTTTAGATGGTTTCTCAGGAACAGAAACGTCCACACTAGAATTGTTATAAGCTCGTTGTACATCAGCACGGAATTGAGCTTCTGACACACCATGACTACGTAAATAATCCAGTGGGTCTTCATGATCTGTTCCGCCAAGGTATTTCGTTACATCGTAGTGAGTCCATAATCCTTTTTCTACAGATAGCCCACGATCACGTAGAATTTTAGCTAGTAACTTTACATATTTATCATAGGAACGCTTGAACTTCTCATAGTTTGCTGTTTCACAAAGCTCTACATGTACAAAGCGTTTATTTGCTCCTGGTCCAGCACCATAAGCAATGTATTTTGTATCTGCAATTTGAATTGTTTCATCCCAATCAACTGCGTAATGTACGAATGCTGAACGCCATGTACGAGATTCATATTTTTGGATATTAATTGCTGGAGCTTCTGGAGTTGCTGTAGAATGAGCTACCACACCTTCATAAGCACCAACACCATTACGATATGGTTGTTTAGGTAGATCAGGAATAATAAGCGTTCTATCAGCAAAAGCACTAGTTGCAATGGATAATACTAAAATAGCTGCAAAGACTACAGAAGAAATATGTTTTAATGTCTTTTTCATTTCACATCATCATCCTTTTTCATAATTTTTGTGTGGTCAAATAATCCACTTGCTGACAGTCCGATGATGATGCCTTTAAATACACACGTTTTGATATCTCCGCCCAAAAATAAAACGCCTAGCACAATGCCAAGCGTTAAATTCAATAACGGAATGTACTTCGTTTGTAATCCAATTGTCTTTGCTATTTGTGATAAACCTACGACAATTCCAATCATTACAGTGATTTCAATCATTACATAGCACCTCCTTTCAATAAGAAGGTGAGAATGGCCCCAACTATTCCTCCAACAATAAGACGTAAAATCCAAGTTGTGTTAGCGCTAATCTTATCCAGTTGTTTGTTAATATTGATAATGTCTTTTTCATTACCTGTTGTTCGTATTTCTAGGTTTGTAATCTTTAATTGGAGTTCCTTCATTTCTTGCTTAATTTCTTGAACCTCGCTTCTTACTTCTTGTAATCCTTCCACTTTGACCACCTCATTTCAAAATAAAAAGAGAGACTCTTGTCCCTCTTTCGCAAATACTTTTATACTCACACCCTAAATACCACCTTTGAGTATCAATCCCAAAACTGCCATAACTATAGCGCTAATAACAAGTCGTAAAATCCATGTGGTATTCAGACTGATTTTTTCTAATTGTTTATTGATTGTAGAAATATCTTTTTCATTTATCGTTGTACGAGTTTCTAGGTTACGAATATCTCGCATGATTTCTTTTTGTTCTGCTTTTAGGCTGTCGATTTTTACATATACGTCTTCCATACATTCACACCCTTTTTAAAATCTTAATAAAGCAATCTCTATATACTATGAGACAACCTTTTACACGGTGAATGCATGGCAAACATTTTCGTACAAAAGTCGTATTTTGAACAAAATAAAAAACAGCTTATGGCTGCTCTGGTTTCTCGCTTATAAATTGTTGTAGTAATGATTCTTCTAACTTTGCAATTCTATCTTCTTGACTGTCTACTAAAACCTTTAACTTGCTAAATTGATTCTGGATGGATACTTTCTCAAGTTTTTCTGCTTCAAGCGCTTGTTTTACCATTCCAATATCAAACTGCATATTGTCTGCTTTCCAGTCTAATTCTTGTACCGATTGCATTGTAATAGAAACAGAACTATATAATGTGACTGCATTTCTTTCTGGAGTTGTAAATACACTATCAGAATCCTCAGCAATCATACCATAGTATACAGGCAATACATCAATTTCACCTTCATTGTACTTTTCAACGTCAGAAATCATATTGTATTTTTTAATACGTACAGAGTTGAGTGTTTGTAGCGCAGAGAACTGCAAATCTTCAATGTTTGTTTTGATTTTACGAGATGAGTTAGGAATAAATTCCCTGGCCCATACGCCTCCAGTTGCGGAGATGTTTTCTTTTGCTCTTAATGTTCTTAATTCTAAATCTCGCCATGAATTGCCAAGTGTATCTTTAATTTGTAGTCCGGTGTCGTAACCTGATGCAAGGCTTGACCTTATCATCACTCTTCCCATGACTAAATCATGATCATTCACGCCATTGGTAAAGTATATACTGTTGCCAGTACTTTTTCTATCAAAATGAAACTCACCATAGTTATTTTTAAAATAATGCGGTTCTGTTGTCGTCACCATAAATTTCCCGTATCCTGGAGCCCATCCTACTGAGTTAAAAACAATATCATTCAAATTGTCAAAATACAATCTCCCGTCTGCATACGCATATAGATGACCACCATCATTTTGCATCTGAATATACGATGACCATATATTGCTCCCTGATGCATTTTCTCCTTTTGAGAGTCCAAAAGTGGCCCAAGCTTTAGAAGGTTGTTCAATACCGTTAATTCGTGGTGTTTTTTGATAAATATAGAATGAGCCTGTACCAGAGAATTTTCTGTTATCAGAACCAAGAACAAGTGCAGGTTGAATACTTCCATCCTCTGCTTCCATAAACCCCATATAACCACGCGGTTTATCTAAATCGAAAATCTTCATGTCTTGCTTATTTATTTCAACAAATCTGTTTCCACTCGTTTTAAGTGTTACCCCTTCCAAAACTTGTCCTTTAATATGATCAGCTGTAACGAAACCTTTTAAGTTAATTCTAGGTGCATCAATTAGAATTTGTTCTGCCGATTGATTAATCTGGGATATAACATCCCCTTTTTTAACTCTAGAGTTAATATTTTGGTTTGTTAAATTAATAGCCGCTTCCATATCGACTACATAAGCGAATTTGTTATCAGCATCCTTTTTTGAATAAACTTCTGTCGCCTTCGCTCGTAGGTCTATTTCTCCTGTATTCTGTCGGATTTCAGTCCACATGTTTTTTGTTACAGTATCAAAATCACTCTTAGCTATCTTATCTGCGACCAGATCAACTAATTCTTTATAATTGGTAATATCTTTCGGGTTTGGCATGTATACAGATGATTCTTTCCCTTGCTGTAGCTGCGGTTGAGATACCCAAATTGTACCGTTACGTCGTATCCATATATCAGCACGTATATTTGTAAATCCAGTAGCAGGTGCTTTAGCAGTTACACTTACCAGCACCCACGATCCATTTGCCAATAATTCTTTAATTTCTGTTTGTACGTAGCTTATTTGTGTTGCACCATTATAAAATCCAATTTTAATAACAGCACCGTTAGCTATAGTGTTTTTATCAACGGTGTAAACCCACGCTGAGTATACATAGTCACCACTATCTAAAGGTACACCAGCACTTTGAGATATCCCTGTATAGTTATCAGAATTTAACCCTGCAGCATTTATGCGTACTGCATTATAACCGTCGTGTTTTCTATCGGTTACAACGTCAATTGTAGTACCCGTAACATTTCCGATTTTGGACCATTTGGTTAAACTGGGAATTTCATTCACTACATTACCGTTCGCATCCACTTTCTTATCTTTAAACTCAGTGTTGAACAGTTGGTTTATACTACCAAGTGCTCCTACATAAGCCTTCATTTGCTTTTCCGAAATCTTTGAGCTTAATGACTCGTTCGTTTTTTTGAGCTCATTCTTCACTTCATCCACATCTGGAACAACCGATTCCCAAGCTGAACCTGTCCATATTTTCAATATACCAGGCTTACCGTTGCTAACATCTCGCCACAATGTTTTATTTGCTTTAAGACCTGTTGTTGGCGGATTCTTAGCTTCAATAATGTCCACCATATTATTTTCTATGTTCTCTTTTAATTTCTCAGATATATCTTTAGCCGTTTTTGATTCCTTTACAGCTTGTCCAGATTCCTTCTTTGCTTCTTCGGCCAACTTTTCTAGTTGTTCTAACAGCTCTTTGTTAGCTTTGCCTTCTAACCAAGCTCGCATTTTGTTATATAACTTTCGTAATTCCTCGTTCGGATCTATAATCTCTCGATAGTCTCCGAATACATATTTATCTTGTGTAGGGTCTGTAAAAGATTCATCTCCTGCAATAACACGAGCTTCTAAATATAGTTTTGGTGTAAATCCTGTATCTTTTATTTTGATTGTATCGCCTTCGTTTACTAATTCGTGCGCCAATCCAAATATACGCCCAATAGCTCGTGCTTCTACTAGATAAGAAACCGATGTATTAACACGTTTTTTAAACTCAGTTTTCATGAGTGTCATTAAACGCTGGGGTGTCATATTTTGATCTTCAGTCTCTGGACTATAAAAACCAAACTTGTGTTTCCCACGCTCATTCCAGCGTTGAAAGGCATCGCTATCAGTAATGTAAGGAAGACCATTATTGATACTCTCAGCCGTAATTATTTCGTCTCCTTCACCTTTAACAAATCCCACAAGAGCTGTACAAATATCTCTAGAATGCTCAATTCGTTTTACACCAACCAGGTCCTTTCCTAAAACCACTTCCTTACCGGTTTCTCGGCCACGTTTCTTTATCATATCAACGTACCAACCAGTGATTCTAGAACCAACTACCTCTACACGATATTGAATTTCTAAATCAAATAACGCAGCGATTTTCTTTAAAAATGTAAGAGGATCTATAATTTCGTCGATTGTCATTGTGTGGAAGCCCCTATATTCCGTTCTACCGCGTTTCCACTTCATACCTATCAGGGCCATATCGATAAACTCATTTACGGTTTTACCTTCTATACGTTGCGGCATTATATAGCCGTCTTTCGCTATTTGACTCCAAGCACCTGAAGCATGTATAGTAATTGATCTATCATCAGAATCTTTCTCAACTTCATTGTTGATTACATATGGAACCATTCGGCCATCACGAACTTCTTTTACAATTAAATTCTGTTGTTGCAAAGTAATTGCGTGAGGCGTTCCATCAAAAGTTTTAAACTCTAACATATCAACATTATTTTTGATTTCCCAATGACGAATATCATCCCAGTAGTCTTTTGGTTGGATAACTGAAACAATTTGTTCAGTCTTAAAATCCACGACATGTAATATCCCAGTCGGCGTTCTCATCTATATTTCTCCCTATAGCTCACTGTCGCGGTGAAATCCGGTGGTATAATATCAATACGATTTTCTCCTCGCATTACGGTTGGGAAATTACTGAAAAACTCTTTTAAATCTATAGCATCCATACCATTGATTGTTACAAGACTCCGCTCGGTATCTATAATAATTTTATCTCCAGTATCGAAAATATACGGCTTCGTATTATCCGGTACTTTATTGAGCTTCCAAATCTTCAAATCGTCCACTTGCATCGTATAAACAGGG